CTTTCAATGAAGAAATGTTTATAAATGTATCTCCCTAATCTCGCTCTATTTCGCATTGTTTCAAAACTTCTCGCAATAGTCATCGTTTGATACACTTTATAGCCTCCCTAAGCATCGCGCAAAACTACTATAAAACTACATCAGATCTATTACAAATATCGAAGAAAGGACGTGACAATGTGGCTAGAACGAAGAGAGTCAGTTCTTCCGAATCTTCAAGAAGAAGTAGACCTGCCTTAACTCCGGAAGCTAGAGAGAATCAACTAGTAGCTTTGGCAGTTGATCTAGCAGAACAGCAGCTACGAGATGGCACGGCCTCTTCTCAAGTGATAACGCATTACTTAAAGCTAGGTACAGCAAGGGAAAGACTCGAAAGAGAACGACTAGAGAAGGAGAATGAATTGCTAATGGCCAAAACTGAAGCAATTCAATCTGCTAAACGCGTTGAAGAGTTGTATATGAATGCTCTCAATGCAATGCGTAATTATAGCGGTAACGGCGGTGACGAAGAAGATGATTAGAACTTATTCTGAGCTGTCAAAATTACAAACATTTGAGGAACGATTCAAATATTTAAAATTGCAAGGCTCTGTAGGCGAAGATACTTTTGGTTACGACAGATATTTAAACCAACTTTTCTACAAAACACCAGAATGGAGAGCATTGCGAGACAAAATTATAGTTCGAGATAATGGATGCGATCTAGGTGTACCAGGATTTGAAATCAATTATGAAAGCGTTTACATACATCATATGAATCCTCTTCGTAAAGAAGATATCATTGACAGAACTGAGTATTTGATGAATCCGGAATATCTAATCACAACAAGATTCAGAACTCATAACGCAATTCATTACGGAGACGATAGTATATTATTGTCTATTCGACCGATTGATCGAACTAAGAACGATACATGTCCTTGGAGACGAACTTAGAAAGGAGGTTTTCTATGAACGATATTAGCAGTATTTTAACGTCTATTAAAAAGCTACTTGGGATTGCTGAAGAGTATACGCATTTCGATTCAGACATCATCATGCACATTAATTCCGTGTTCATGATCTTATCACAACTTGGTGTTGGACCAGATGGAGGGTTTCACATCGAGGATGATACAACGGAATGGACTGAATATCTCCAAGATACCTCGCTACTTAATACGGTGAAATCTTATATGTATCTCAAAGTAAAACTTCTTTTCGATCCGCCAATTAGTTCAGCAGCTATTGATTCAATGAACCGAATCATTAGTGAATTCGAGTGGCGAATCAGTGTTTCGGTCGACCCAACGAAGGAGGAAAATCAAAATGGCTAATGATGTACTTTGCCATCATGGTGTATTGGGCATGAAATGGGGCGTTAGAAGATACCAAAACAAAGATGGCACTCTAACTGCTGCTGGAAAGAAGAGAGCTGCAAAGATGAAACTGCAATATACAAAGCTGACTGGTAAGCAGCTCAGAAAATTGCCTTCTAAGAAATCACCTACTAAGCCAGTTGAACAAGAAAAGCCAAAGATGAAGACAGTTAAAGAAATGAGCGACGACGAACTCAATAAAGCAATCAATCGAAAGCGACTCGAACAGCAATACAATCAGCTAAATCCACAGCAAGTATCAGCTGGTAGACGTTTCGTTGATAAAGTTGTAAAGGACATCTTAATTCCTTCCGCCACAAATGCTGCTAGAAATGTGGCTCAAGATTATCTTGTAAAAAAGGGTCGCTCTTTCTTAAATCTTGATGATAAGAATGATCCGGTAAAAGCTTTACAAAAAGAAGTACAGGATATGAACTTAGCTAAACAAAAAATTGAGCTTGACGAGTATTTCGACAAGAGAAAAAAGAAAGATTGATAATTTATGGCCTTATCTAACACCGCAGTTCCAAAATATTACGGTGCTTTTCGCGATGCCGTAATGCGAGGAGAAATTCCAGTAAATAACGAAGTTTCGATGCAAATGAATCGAATCGATCAGCTTATAGAAAACCCTGGTATTTGGTACGATGATCAAGCTGTCGAAGGTTGGGTTAAGTTCTGCGAAAACGAGCTTACGTTAACTGATGGTGGAGATTTAAATTTATTAGACAGCTTTAAACTTTGGGGAGAAGATCTGTTTGGTTGGTATTACTTTGTTGAAAGAAGCGTTTGGCAGCCAAATCCTGATGGACACGGAGGACACTATGTTAACAAACAAATCAAGAAACGTTTGATTAACAAGCAGTATCTTATTGTTGGACGAGGCGCTGCAAAGTCACTTTATGATTCATGTGTTCAAGCTTATTTCGAAACTGTAGATACTTCAACTACTCATCAGATAACAACAGCTCCTACCATGAAGCTGGCAGAAGAAGTGATGTCTCCGATTCGTACTGCTATCACTCGTTCTAGAGGTCCTCTGTTTAAGTTTCTAACTGAAGGATCTTTGCAAAATACAACTGGCTCCAAGGCTAATCGAATGAAACTTGCTTCTACAAAGAAAGGGATAGAAAATTTCTTAACTGGATCTTTGTTAGAAGTAAGACCAATGAGTATAGCGAAACTCCAGGGTTTGAGATGTAAAGTCGCTACTGTTGATGAATGGCTTTCCGGCGACATTCGGGAGGATGTTATTGGTGCAATTGAACAAGGTGCTTCTAAATTAGATGACTATCTTATTGTTGCAACGAGTTCCGAAGGTACTGTTCGTAATGGAGCAGGCGATACAATCAAAATGGAGTTAATGGACATCCTTAAAGGAGATTACATCAACCCTCATGTTTCCATTTGGTGGTATAAACTGGATTCGATAGATGAAGTTAATAACCCTGAAATGTGGTTAAAGGCGAATCCAAATATCGGAAAGACTGTAACGTATGAAACTTATCAATTGGATGTTGAAAGAGCTGAGAAAGCTCCAGCCACGAGAAACGATATCCTCGCAAAACGATTCGGAATTCCTATGGAAGGATATACGTACTACTTTACATATGAAGAAACGCTTCCACATAGACAAAGAAACTTCTGGCAGATGCCATGTGCTCTTGGAGCTGACCTTTCACAAGGTGATGACTTCTGTGCTTTTACTTTCTTATTCCCTTTACGAAATGGTTCTTTCGGAATTAAAACTAGAAACTATATTTCTTCATTAACATTGCAGAAATTACCTTCAGCAATGCGATTTAAGTACGAGCAATTTATGAAGGAAGGTAGTTTGATAGTTTTAGAAGGAACTGTACTAAACATGATGACTGTTTATGAAGACCTAGACAACCATATCGCAGAACGCGGTTACGACGTTAGATGTTTCGGTTATGACCCATATAATGCGAAAGAATTCGTAGAAAGATGGGCAGCCGAGAATGGACCGTTTGGAATTGAGAAAGTTATTCAGGGTTCAAAAACAGAATCAGTTCCTCTTGGAGAATTAAAGAAACTTTCCGAAGAGAGAATGCTGATCTTTGACGAAGAGCTTATGTCATTCGCAATGGGAAATTGCATCACTTTGGAAGATACAAATGGAAATAGGAAATTGTATAAGAGACGACACGAGGCTAAGATTGACGCAGTTGCTGCTATGATGGATGGCTACGTTGCTTACAAGCTTAACATAGAGGCTTTTGATTAGGTGGTGAGTATATGAACGAAAATGAATTACAGCATTATGGTGTATTAGGAATGAAGTGGGGAGTCAGACGTAATCCTTCAAGAGCATATGCCAAAGCCGTTAGAAAAAAGAACGTTCTTGAAAGAAAGTCGGCAAAACTCGCCGTTAAGTCGGCTAAATACGAAAAGAAATCGATTCGAAAAGAGATGCATTCGACTAGCGAATCTCAGTATAAAAAAGCTAGAAAACTTCATTTCAAATCTAATAAGCTGAACTTGAAATCCGCTAGATTACGAAACAAAGGACTTAAGTGGGAAAAGCAGATGGAAAAAGTGTTTTCTTCTTATGACATTAAGCGTGTCCCAGATGGCAATATAGCCGCAGGGAAGAGCTTCGTGTATAAACAACTTTATGGAAACGCTAGCTATGAAGTAACGAAAAAAACTAGTTAAGGAGGAAATCAAAATGGAGCAAACCATTGGTTCCAGGTTGAGACATGCTTGGAACGCTTTTATGTCCAGAGACCCCACTCCAGTGTATCGAGATATTGGTGGTGGCTATTCTTATAGACCTGATAGACCAAGGTTAACAAGAGGGAATGAGCGATCAATTATTACATCAGTATTCAATCGTATCGCTTTAGATGTTGCTGCAATTGACATTAAGCATACTAGACTTGATAAAGATAACCGATACGTAGAAGATATCAATTCCGATTTGAATAGTTGCTTATCTCTTGAAGCTAATATTGATCAAACTGGAAAAGCATTTATCCAGGATGTCGTTATGTCAATGTTCGACGAAGGTAGCGTAGCTATTGTTCCGGTTGATACAACTGAAGATCCAGAGAAAACTGGTTCATACGATATTCAGTCTTTACGTACTGGAAAGATTATTGAATGGTATCCGCAGCATGTAAAGGTTAGAGTTTACAATGAACTAACTGGTAAAAAGGAAGAATTGGTTCTTTCCAAGAGAACCGTGGCTATTGTCGAAAACCCTTTCTATGCAGTTGTCAATGAGCCAAACTCTACGTTGCAACGTCTTATAAGAAAACTGAATCTTCTGGATTCGATTGACGAACAAAGTGGCTCTGGAAAATTAGATTTGATTATTCAGTTGCCATACATTATCAAAACTGAAGCAAGACGTCAACAAGCAGAATCACGCCGTAAAGATATAGAAATGCAATTAGCCGGCTCAAAATATGGTATTGCTTACACTGATGGTACTGAGAGGATTACACAGTTGAATCGTCCTGTTGAAAACAATCTAATGAAGCAGATTGAATATTTAACGAGTATGCTATACAGCCAGTTGAACATCACTCAGACAATATTAGACGGTACAGCAGACGAAAAAACTATGCTTAATTACCAGAATCGAACAGTTGGAGTTATCGTATCGGCCATTGTTGACGCGATGAAACGAACCTTTTTAACCAAAACAGCCAGATCCCAAAGACAAACTATTTCGTACTTCGTAGATCCATTCAAACTTGTACCTGTTTCGGAAATTGCTGAAATCGCTGATAAGTTTACTAGAAATGAGATTGCTACATCAAACGAAATGAGACAGGCTATTGGTTGGAAACCTTCTAAGGACCCTAAAGCTGACGAGCTTAGAAATAAGAACCTAAGTGAGCCGAAGGGAGATTCATCTACAATTCCAAAGCTAGAAGTGGTCAAGGAAACAAAAGATAAAGAGGAGGAATAAAAGATGAAATTGAACAAAGTTTTTGCAGATTCAGAAGAAAAACTTCTGAAAGCCGTAGTAATTTACGGAAAAGAAAGTGACAACTATGCATATGCCGATGACAAATTTACTATGAAAATCTCTAAAAAGATGCTGTTAAACGCTGCCGTTAAAGGATTGGTAGTATCTTTTAATGGCGCATTCTTCAATCCAGTTTGCTTTAAAGAAGATGAAGATGGATTCTCAGAAGTAACAATTTGGAATACTACAGCGGAAACTGCAGCAGCAATCACATTGCACTCTGAAGAATACACGGCTGAATAAGTAACAAAAGTTAAGGAGGAAATTCAAAATGAAGTTTGATTTCAGTGGATGGGCAACCAGAAACGACATCAAATGTTCAGATGGAAGAACTATCCGTAAAGATGCTTTCAAAGGCAACGATGGAGAGACCGTTCCTCTTGTTTGGAATCATGGACACAATGATCCGTTTAATGTTCTTGGTCACGCTTTGCTTGAGAATCGTGACGAAGGTGTATATGCATACGGAGTGTTTAATGACAGTGAACAAGGTAAGAACGCTAAGTTGCTGGTTGAACATGGAGATGTTACGGCTATGTCCATTTGGGCTAATCAGTTAAACCAACAGGGTGGTGACGTACTGCACGGTGTAATTAAAGAAGTAAGCCTTGTTCTTGCTGGTGCAAATCCTGGTGCGTTTATTGATTCAATCATTGAGCATGGCGATGATTCTGATGAAGCAGCAATCATTTATACTGGCGAAAACTTTAGCCTCGCTCATGCCGATGATAAAGTCGAAGAAACAAAGGAGTCTACCAAGGAAGAAGATAAAAAAGCTGATGAATCGAAAAGTGAAGAATCATTAGTTGACGTCTTCAACACACTGACAGATAAGCAAAAAGATGCTGCTTACGCAATGATTGGATTAGCTCTTGAAGAAAAAGGCTCTTCTTCCGACGATGAAGAGAAAGAAGTAAAACATAACGATGAATCCGAAGGAGGAAATGAAACAGTGAAACACAATGTATTTGACAAGGAAGAAGTAAAGCAGGACAACGTTCTTAGCCATTCCGAAATGGAAACAATTATTTCTGATGGAAAGCGCTATGGTAGCTTAAAAGAAAGTTTCTTAGCTCATGCTGAAGAATACGGTATTCAGGATATTGAATGGCTGTTCCCAGAAGCAAGAAATCTCAACAACCCGCCTGAATTCATCAAACGTGAGACTGGCTGGGTATCTAAGTTAATGAATGGATTCCATAAGTCTCCGTTCAGTCGCATCAAGTCAACTTTCGCTGACATCACTGAAGATGAAGCTCGTGCGAAAGGTTACATGAAAGGCAAATTAAAAAAGGAAGAAGTATTCAGCTTACTGAAGCGTACTACGATCCCGACAACCATTTACAAGAAACAGAAATTAGATCGCGATGACATTATCGACATCACGGACTTTGACGTTGTTTCTTGGCTGAAAGGCGAAATGCGTATGATGTTGGACGAGGAAATTGCTCGTGCTGCTCTGATTGGTGATGGCCGTTTAGCTTCGTCTGACGATAAGATCAATGAGCAGAATATTCGTCCTATTATCAAGGATGAAGAATTGTTCACAATTCAGGCAACTGTTGATGTCGCTAAGGGTGCTACTGCTGATGATAAAGCTAGAGCTTTCATCCGTGCAGCAATCAAAGCTCGTAAGAACTACAAAGGTTCTGGCCAGCCGACCCTGTATACATATGAAGATGTTATCACAGACATTCTGTTACTGACTGACACAACTGGCCGTGACTTGTATGAATCTGTTGAGAAAGTTGCAACGAAACTGCGTGTTAAAGAAATCGTTATCGTTCCTGTTATGGAAGGCGTTAAGGGCAAAAACGAGCTGCCTCTGCTTGGCGTAATTGTTAACCCTACTGACTACAACATGGGTGCTGATAAGGGTGGCGCAATCAACATGTTCGACGATTTTGACATTGATTACAACCAGCAGAAATACTTGATCGAAACACGTTGCTCTGGCGCGTTGACGAAACCGTACTCGGCAATTGCATTAACTCTAAACGAAGCTACCGCTTAATAGAAAGGAAAATTCAAAATGGGCAAATGGTATGGTCTGATTGGATTTTGTGAAACAACTGAAATAAAGCCAGGGGTTTGGAAAGAGCAAATAACTGAAAGACCTTATTTCGGCGATTTAATTCGCAACAGTCGCAGACTTCAATCTGTTAATCAAGTAAATGATAACGTAAATATTGCTAATGAAATCAGTATTGTGGCCGATCCATTTGCCTATCAGAATTTCCATTCGATGAGATGGATTGAATACATGGGTACTAAATGGAAGGTTAGTAATATTGACGTTCAGTATCCTAGATTAATATTGACAGTTGGAGGCGTATACAATGGACAGCAGTCTAACTCTGCAGACGATGTTGGAAGAATTACTCGGTAGTCGAAATGTGTATTTTCAGCCTCCGGAATCACTTAAACTTAATTATCCAGCAATAGTGTATTCGCGTAGTACAATTCGAAACACTCATGCTGATAATAATGTTTACAAGCAAGACAATTTATATGAATTGATAGTGATTGACGAGGACCCAGACAGCGAAATTGTTGCTAAGATGTCTCAACTTTCACTTTGCAGACATACTAGACATTATAAATCTGATAATCTCAATCATGATGTTTTTAACCTATATTGGAAATAAGGAGGATCTTATTCATGAGTAAAATTGTATGGGACAAAACAGGTGAACGTCTGTACGAAACCGGTGTCCGCAATGGCGTTCTCTACCCAATGGGCGAGAATGGCAATTATCCTGCTGGCGTAGCTTGGAATGGTCTTACTGCAGTAACTGAAAGTCCATCTGGTGCAGAAGCAACTCCATTGTACGCAGACGATATCAAATACCTGAACTTGATGTCAGCAGAAGAATTCGGCGCGACTATAGAAGCTTACACATATCCAGAAGAATTCGCTGAATGCGATGGCTCTGCTTCGCTGGCCGATGGTGTTACAATTGGTCAGCAGCCTAGAAAGACATTTGGTATGTCTTATAAAACCGTTGTTGGCAATGATGTCGCTGGTTCCAGTCACGGTTACAAAATCCATCTGATTTATGGAGCTATGGCTGCTCCTTCGGAGAAAGCTTATGCCACAATCAATGATAGTCCAGAAGCAATTACTTTCTCTTGGGAAGTAACAACTACTCCGGTAAATGTAACCGGTTTCAAACCGACTGCTTCTTTAGTTATTGATTCCACTAAAGTTAATGCTGAAAAGTTAGCTTCTTTGGAGGAGATTCTGTATGGTAAAGATGCTTCAACAGAAGGTGGAGAAGATGGAACAACTGCTCGTCTGCCATTGCCTGATGAAATTGCTAAAATCTTTGCTGAAGAAGGGAAATAATTTTATCGCAATTAAAAGAGATGGTCTCTAATCAGACCTTCTCTTTTCTTTTTAATTTGAAAGGAGAAAATTTATGTTAAAGAAAACTATCGATTACACAGATTACAACGGAGTTGAAAGAAAAGAGGACTTTTACTTCAACTTGACAAAAGCAGAAATCATGGAAATGGAAATGAGTACAGTCGGCGGATTGGCTGAAATGATTGAGAAGATCGTTTCTACTCAGGATACCGTTGCTATTATTAAGATTTTCAAAGACTTAGTATTACGGGCATATGGCGAAAAGAGCGCGGATGGCAAACGGTTTATTAAGTCTAAAGAATTATCCGATGCTTTCTCTCAGACAGAAGCCTATTCAAATCTGTTTATGGAATTGTCTACTGATTCAGATGCAGCGGCAGCATTTATCAATGGAATTGTTCCTGCAGATGTATCGAAAAAGATGGCGAAAACTCTTAACTAAAGAGGATCGATAGAATGCTTGAAATAACAATACCAAAAGGTGAAGCGTATAACGAAGCCACAGGCGAATTTATTTATACGAAAGAGCAAACATTGAAATTAGAGCATTCTTTAGTATCAATTTCAAAATGGGAAAGCAAATGGCATAAACCATTCCTAACTAAACAACCAAAAACCAGGGAAGAAGAAATTGATTATTTCAAAACTATGACGTTAACACAGAACGTTGACCCTGTTGTATATGAATTTATAACCAAGGATATTGCCGAAAATATAAACAATTATATCGATAATCCAATGACCGCTACTACTTTTTCTAAAAGAGAAACTGGTGGAGGTAACGGCGAACAGGTTACTTCTGAACTTATCTATTATTGGATGGTGTCTTTGAACATTCCATTTGAGTGTCAAAAGTGGCATTTAAATAGGCTTCTAACTTTAATAAGAGTCTGCAATGTAAAGAACCAACCTCCTAAAAAGATGAGTAAAAGTGAATTGATGAGCCGTAATGCGGCTATAAATGCTGCCAGAAGAAGAAAGCATAATACGAAAGGATGATTGATTATGGCAAAAGTATTTTTAAGCGCTGGACATGGCGGATCAGATCCAGGAGCAGTCGCTAATGGTTTAAAAGAAAAAGACATTAATCTTCAGACTTTATTAGCTTGTCAGAACGAATTAGTCAGACATGGAGTAACAGTTGTTTGCTCAAGAACCACAGATGCAAACGATCCTGTAACAGAAGAAGTAAGAGAAGCCAATGTTTCTGGAGCTGACATTGCAGTATCATTCCATGCAAATGCTGGAGGTGGAGACGGGTTCGAAGTGTTTTGCAATCCAAACAGTATTAAAGCTATGAACTTAGCTGGATTAACTGAAATGTATGTTAAACAACTTGGACAGAATAGCAGAGGTATCAAATATGGAGCAAGCCTATATTTCATTAGAAACACAAAGATGCCTGCAGTTTTAGTCGAATCCTTTTTTCTTGATAATGCGAAAGATAAAGCTATCGGTGACACAATTACTGAGCAGAAAGCTTTCGGTGTCGCTTACGCAAAGGCAATTTTGAAATACTTTGGAATCGAGTACAAAGAACATTCGTTTACAGATAGTGCATTGTATAGAGTTCAAGTTGGAGCATTCCGAGAGAAAGCAAATGCTGATAGAATGTTGGCTAAGGTTAAAGAAGCAGGCTTTACAGACGCATTTATTACTAAATCGTAAAGGAGCAATAGTGTGATTGAGTTTAGACATAAAGGGAATTTCTCAAAGTTAACTAGTTATCTTGAGAGAGTTAAAGAGGCTATTCATTTCGGATTACTTGACAGATATGGTCGAGAGGGAGTAGCCGCCCTTGCGTCTGCTACACCTATTGAATCTGGATTAACAGCTCAATCATGGTATTACCAGATTGAAAACAAGAAGGGTACTGCAATACTTACATTTTACAATTCAAATGTTCAAAATGGAGTTCCTATCGCCATTATTTTGCAGTATGGTCATGGAACTCGTAATGGAGGCTGGGTAGAAGGGAGAGATTATATCAATCCTGCTATTCAGCCTATTTTTGATGAAATAGTAGAAAGAGCATGGAGGGAGGTTACTAAGCTATGAGTAGAGAAATCGATGAACGAGTTGTCTCGATGAGGTTCGACAATAAAAATTTCGAACAAAACGTCTCCACTACATTGAGCACACTTGAGAAACTTAAGCGAAGTTTACATTTGGACGGTGCTGCGAGAGGACTCAAAGAAATTAACGCAGCTGCTGCCAAAGTAGATATGTCAGGCTTATGCAGCTCTGCAGAAAAAGTTGGGCTAAAATTCAACGCCATGTATACCATAGCAGACCAGGCCCTCCGAAACATGACTAATTCCGTTTACTATGCCGGAAAAAGAATGATTTCGGCATTAACATTTGATCCGATCAAGACGGGATTTAATGAATATGAAACCAAGATGAATTCCATTCAGACCATCATGTCTAATACTGCCAGCAAAGGCGAGACAATGGCTTCTGTCACAAAAGTTATTGATGAGTTAAACACTTACGCTGATAAGACCATTTATAACTTCCAAGAAATGACTAGAAACATTGGTACTTTCACGGCAGCTGGTGTTGGTCTGAAAGAATCAGCAGCGGCAATTCAAGGTATCGCCAATTTAGCTGCAATGTCCGGTTCGAGTTCTCAGCAAGCTTCTACTGCGATGTATCAGCTTTCTCAGGCTTTGGCTGCTGGTACAGTTAAATTAATGGACTGGAACTCAGTAGTTAACGCAGGTATGGGTGGGGAGAAGTTCCAGGAAGCTTTGAAATCTACTGCTAGGGAAATGGGCATCGCTGTCGATTCTATTATAAAAGACAACGGTTCGTTCAGAGATTCTTTACGAGAAGGCTGGTTAACTGCCGACGTTCTTAACACAACGCTTAAGAAATTCACAAAAGAAGGAGCCGCTGAGTATTCTGCTGCAATGGTTAAAGCAGGCAAATACACTCAAGAGCAAGCAGATGCACTTGTTAAAGAAGCTCAGGCCGCAGAAGATGCTGCAACAAAAGTTAAGACCTTCTCCCAGTTATGGGATACGATGAAAGAAGCAGCTCAATCTGGTTGGGGGCAAACCTGGGAAATAATCATTGGTAATTTCGAGCAAGCAAAAGAGCGATTAACTGAATTGTCGGATTTGTTTGGAGGAATTCTTGGACGATCCTCTGATCGTAGAAACAATTTTCTTAAAGGAGCTTTAAGCTCTAATTGGGATCAGCTTGTTTCTAAGCTAAATAAAGCTGGAATAGAAACAGAAACCTTCCAAAATAAAATCATTGAATTGTCCGGAACTCACAGCGAAGAGTTCAAGAAGATGATTGAAGAGGAAGGTTCTTTTGAGAAAGCTCTTAAAAAGGCGTTTTCAAAAGGTATCGTAGACAAAAGCGTTGTAAAAGACGCATTTCAAATGCTGGTTGGAAAATTCAAGGATGCCGAAAATTCCGCCAGCAAAATGACAAAGACACTAGAAGAATACGAGGAAGTTGCTAATAAAATTATTCATGGCGACTTTGGTAATGGCGAAGAAAGAATGCGAAGACTCGCTGAAGCTGGATATGATTATGCCACAGCTCAGAATCTCGTAAATGAGAAGCTTGGAAGTAGTGTAAGGCATTTATCGTCATTATCAGAAGAAGAATTGAAAAATGCTGATAGTTTGGCAAAATTATCAGATGAACAACTTAAGAATAAAGGATACACAGACGATCAGATTGAAGCTTTAAGAGAATTGCAAAAACAAGCGGATGACGCTGATTCTTCTATTTATAAATTAATAAACGGAGTTGAAAAAGCTTCTGGAGCAGAACTTATCTGGAGCTCTTTATTCAATGTTATATATTCGATCATAGAACCTTTAAAGGCAGTCAGATTAGCTTGGACGGAGACATTTGGAGAACTCGATAGTGGGAAACTCTATAATGTTATTGAAAACATTAATGCTTTTACTAGTTCAATTAGAGAATTTGCAACGAATAAAGATAATCTCGATAAGATAACACGATCATTTAAAGGTTTGTTTGCAATCGTCGATATATTTGCAACCATTGCTGGCGGCGGTTTAAGGCTGGCATTTAAAGCCTTATCGATGATTTTGCAAGCTTTTGATTTAAATATTCTCGATGCTACAGCCACAATCGGTGACGCAATAGTTGCATTTAAAGAATGGCTATTTGAGAACAATTTAGTAGTTAGAACGCTGGAAAATCTGATTTCTAAGATTCCTGAAGCCGTAAAATATTTAAAAGATATGTTCTCGGCTTTCAAGGAAATTCCGGTTGTTCAGAAATTTATTAAGTCTTTTGAAAAGGTTACTGATTTATTCTCTTCCTTAAAGACATTCAATTTTGGAAGTATTGATTGGAAAAATACAGCAAAAGAATTAGCTTCTTCTATAAGAGAATTCTTATCTACTATTCCGGATGCAGCTGCTGAAATCGGCGGAAATATTGTAGAAGGCTTAAACAATGGTATTTTAGATAAAGCTAGAACTATCTTCAAAGGAATGGTTGAATTCGCAAATACCATTATTGATACATTCCGAGAAGTTCTCGGAATCCATTCGCCATCAACAGTGTTCTTCGAGTTCGGTCAGAACATAGTTGAAGGTTTAGTAAATGGCATTGCATCTGCGATATCGTTAGTTATCAATGGATTCAAAATGCTTGGGGATAAGATAGTAGACATCTTCTCGAAAATTGAACTTGGTAAGATTAATGATGGATTTAGCAATGCATTATCGGATTTCGGTAAACTTCTTGGAAAATTTGATTATGCTAAGCTTTTAGCGATTATACCTATTGGCGCTGTATTAATCATGATCAAGAAAATCTACGATTTCACTAGCGCTTTAGCGGATGGTATCAACGGATTTAACGAAGTTCTAGGCGAATTCGCCAACATAGAAAAGCAATTTGCTGGAATTTTGAAAGCTAAAAAGTGGGATATTTATGCTGAAGCTTTAAAGAAGATTGCGACTGCTATAGCTATTTTAGTTGGAGCAGTTATTGCTATGACATTTGTAGATCCTGAGAAATTGTACAGAGCAACTGTCACTGTCGGACTATTATCTGGAATACTTGTTGGTTTAGCCTTTGCAATGGACAAACTGTCTAGCGCATCTGTAAGAGTAGGAAAAGATGGAGTCAATCTCGATGGCTTTAAAACCGGTTTGTTATCAATCGGCGCATCTTTGGTACTCCTAGCATTGACAGTAAAGCTAATTGGTTCATTGAAACCGGATCAGGCTAAGCAAGGATTTATTGGTCTGGCAGGTTTGGTTGTAGCAATTGGAGGAGTATTTGCTGCGTATGGATTACTTGTGAAAGGAAAGAGTGCCCAGAACATAGACAAAGCCGGTAAAATGCTCCTTAAATTATCATTCTCAATGCTTTTGCTTATTGGAGTGATAAAACTGGTAGGCGGCTTATCTACCGATGAAATGATAAAAGGCGGCATATTCATGGCCGCTTTCACTGCTTTTGTCGGAGCACTCGTATTCGTCACACAATCATCTGGAAAACGAATCGATAAAGTCGGTGGAATGCTTGTCAAAATGTCTTTAGCAATGATTCTTTTGGCAGGAGTATGTAAACTTGTTGGTATGCTGTCTCCTGAAGAAATGTTCAAAGGCGGTGCGTTTGCTGCGGCATTCCTTTTATTCGTTGGGATATTAGTAAAAATTACACAGCTCGATTCGCAAAAACAGATAGCAAAACTTGGTGGATTACTGTTGTCTATATCAGTTTCGCTAATGCTTATGGTTGGAGTATGCAAACTTGTTAACATGCTCTCTCTTGGTGAGATGCTAAAAGGTGCTGCATTCGTAGCCGCTTTCGTCATTTTCGTGAAAGTATTGGTGCAGATAACAACGATAGGAAGCGAACAAAAGATTGCGAAAGTCGCTGCTACTTTGATTGCTATGTCTATTGCAATCGGTATGCTTGCTGCAATAGCTGTACTTTTGAGTATGATGCCTCTTGAAGGATTGGCCAAAGGTGTTATAGCAGTATCTACACTTGGACTTGTCATGGCGGCAATGATCAAAGCTACCAAAGGAGCAACAAAGTCCGTTGGGAATATCGTAGCTATGACGATAGCCATCGGCGTTATGGCTGGAGCTGTAGCTGCTTTATCTACTATAGACGGAACGAAACTTGCCGGAGCTACTATAGCTCTTGGTTCATTAATGTACATATTCTCACTTATTGCCAAATCTTCTGGAACAATTGGGAAAGCGATGGGCTCTCTGCTGATCATGACTATTGCTATTGGCATGCTTGGTGGAATGCTATATATTTTATCAGATTTACCTATTGACAGCGTTCTTGGAATTTCAGCATCTCTTTCTCTATTAATGTTTTCTTTATCTACAAGTTTAAAAATTATTAGCAAAGCTGGTGTCATAGCCCCTAGTGCATTGATTAGCATTGGAATTATGACTCTTATTGTTGGAATGCTTGGAGGAATTTTGTATCTATTAAAAGATCTTCCTGCCGACTCTACATTAAGCATAGTTACTTCGTTATCTATACTGTTGCTAGCATTGTCTGGAACATGCTTGATACTTAGTGCGGTAGGTGCAACCGGTCCAGCGGCATTCATAGGCATAGGAGCATTAGCAACTCTTATCGTTGGAATAGGTGGCTTGATGGTTGCGATCGGAGCCCTAGCAGATCATTTCCCTAAAATGGAAGAGTTCCTTAATAAAGGCATACCTATTCTTGAGAAAATAGGCTATGGTCTTGGATCTTTCCTTGGAAATATTGTTGGCGGACTTACTGATGGTCTCACAAGTGGCTTACCAGAAATCGGAAACAATTTATCGACATTCATGACCAATTTGGACCCGTTCATTGAAGGCGCAAAGAAGATAGACGAAACATCTATAAATGGTGTTACAGCTTTAGTCAAAATGATTTCAAGTTTGTCCGGTGCAAACATTATGGAATCTATTTCTTCATTCTTGACTGGCTCTTCATCTATAGAAACGTTCTCTTCTAGTTTAACTGCTTTTGGAGATGCCATTGTTGGGTTCTCTGAAAAAGTAGCAGGAAAGATTGATGAAGAAGATGTTCTAGCTGCAGCCAATGCTGGCAAAATGTTAGCGGAAATGCAGTCTATGATTACAGGAACAGGTGGAGTAATTGAGTGGTTTGTCGGAAAGAAAAATCTAGCAGACTTTGGCGCACAGCTTCAAGCTTTTGGAGATGCTATCGTTGGATTCTCAGCGAAAGTTTCGGAAGAAGGAGCTATTAATGAGGAAGCCGTAAATGCCGCTGTTAATGCTGGCAAACTAATGGCTAGCTTACAAGGAGCAATCGAACCTTCCGGTGGTGTAATGCAATGGCTTGCTGGTGAAAAGAACTTATCAAACTTCGGATCGCAGCTTATTGCTTTTGGAGCAGCAATTGTTGGATTCTCGGCAAAAGTTTCGGAAGAAGGAGCTATTAATGAGGAAGCCGTAAATGCTGCGGCAAATGCCGGTAAGATTATGATCGAAATGAGCAAAGCTATTGTACCTTCCGGAGGAGTATTACAGTGGCTAGCCGGCGAAAAGAATATGGCTACTTTCGGTTCTCAGTTGGTCTTATTTGGTCAGGCAATAGTTAACTTCTCGAAGAAAGTATCGGAAGGTATCAATGAAGAAGCTGTAACTGCCGCAGCTAATGCTGGTCGAATTATGTCCGAATTGCAGAAAAATCTAGTATCTTCCGGCGGAGTTGTTCAGTTCTTTACTGGAAAAAAGAATTTGGATACTTTTGGAAATCAGCTTGTTGCATATGGAGATGCCGTTACTAAATTCTCAGAGAAAGTTTCTGGAAATATCGATGAAGAGTCTGTAACAGCTGCTGCTAACACTGGTAGGCTAATGGTTGAATTGCAGAAAGCGATACCAGAAAAGAAATGGCTCGATGGAAAAGTTAGCTTATCGGAATTCGGTGGAGATCTCGCTTCATTTGGAGAACAGTTTGCTATATACGCATCAAATGTAAGTGATGTTAATACCGAATCTGTATCTGGAGTCATTTCGAATATCAAAGATTTGTCGAAAACTATTAACTCAATGTCCGAAATAGATACAAGTGGTGTAAGCAAATTTACTGAAGCTTTGAAGTCGCTTGCAAATATCGATTTAGCCACTCTTGAAGCATCGTTCAGTAATGTTTCAGTGAATTTCTTCACGGTTGGCATGACCATTATCGATTCTTTGGTAAATGGTATGAATTCTAAGCAATTCAATATTACAACAGCTTTATCGACATTGATGACAAATGCCGTTAACGCAATCAATAGCAAGAAAGCCGCATTCTTAACTGCTGGAACTGGATTGATGACTCAACTGATCTCTGGGATTACGAAGAGCGGTCCTAAAGTTACGATAGCGCTTGGATTGATTATGGCCACTGCTGTAATAGGTATCAGAAGCTACTACAATAGTTTCTATTCTGCTGGCGGATATCTTGTAGAAGGATTCGCAGCTGGTATTACGGCTAATACGTTTGCTGCTGAAGCTGCAGCTGCTGCTATGGCTCGTGCTGCATTAGCTGCTGCTATGGCGGAACTTGATATCAACTCACCATCAAAAGTGTTTATGAAAGTTGGCGGAGCTGTACCAGAAGGATTTGCGAAAGGTATTACGAAATTTGGTTATTTCGTAGATAGTGCAATAACTTCTATGGCAGACGGAGCTTTGAGCAAGACAAGCAATGTTGTATCTCGCATAAGCGATGCTATCAATTTTAGTATCGACTCTCAGCCTACGATTCGTCCTGTTCTCGACCTTAGTGGCATTTCAAATGGAGCTAACGCATTGAGTGGAATGCTGGATATGAATTCTCATTTGGGTTTAATAGCTGATACGCAAAGTATTAGTTCGATGATGAACCGTAGAATTCAAAATGACGGAAATAGCGAGATTATTTCTGCGATAAATGGGTTGCGTAAAGATCTTGCCAATACCAAAGGTGATACTTATACTATCGAAGGCATTACTTACGACGATGGAACTAACGTTTCTGATGCCGTTAAAGAATTAGTAAGAGCTGCTAAAGTAGAAAGGAGAAAGTAATATGGCTGATACTTATACAGTCGTAAAAGGAGACACGTTATCTGAAATAGCGCAACGGTTTAAAAGCCAATACGGATTCAGTGATACGTACACATATGTTAACGAGCTTGCAAGAATCAATGGTATCAAGAACCCTAACTATATTGTTGTTGGCCAAGTTATTAAACTCAAAGGAAGTCCTTCAACAGAATCTCCTTCTACTACTAGCAGAGCGACAATTAAAGTATTCGGACTTCAGAGTAATACCGACAGGACAATGTATGCTACTTGGACATGGACTAAGAGTTATACTGAACACTACCAAGTCATTTGGAATTATGACACTGGAGATGGTGTTTGGTTTATTGGTAATAACTCAACGACCACCGATAAACAAAGTTTATACACTGCTCCAGAGAACGCCAAAAGAGTTAAATTTAAAGTTAAACCTATATCCAAAAAGAGGAAAGTTAACAATAAAGAAACTGCTTATTGGACGGCTAGTTGGTCTACTGAGAAGATATATGATTTCAGTAATAATCCGCCGACTTCTCCAAGTTCAGCGCCTTCAGTTACTATCAATGGTTATACTTTAACTGCTGAATTGACTAATCTTGACGTAAATGCAACTAATATTCAATTTCAAATAGTTAAAAACGACACGTCGGTGTTTGCAACTGGTAGTGCCGTAATCAAGACTGGTAGTGCTTCTTACTCTTGTAACGTTGACGCCGGAAATGAATACAAAGTTAGATGCCGTGCTTATAGAGGGAAATTGTATAGTGAATGGACAGTATATTCTGCCAATATTGCTACAATGCCTTCTACTCCTTCTGGAATAACAGAATGCAGAGCGGTATCTGAAACCTCTGTGTATCTTGAATGGCCAGCTGTAAAGACTGCAGCCACCTACGAAATTGAATATGCGACTGAGAAGAGATATTTCGAAGGATCAAACCAGACTACGACAATTTCAAATGTTGAAACGACAAAATACGAAATAGGTGGTTTGGAATCAGGACAGGAATATTTCTTTAGAGTAAGAGGAGTTAATGATAATAATGTTAAATCCGGATGGTCTGGAATTACATCCATTATTATAGGCAAAAAGCCAGCTCCTCCTACAACTTGGTCGTCAACAACTACGGCCATAGTTGGAGAAGCACTCAATTTATATTGGGTGCATAATTCTGAAGATGGATCTAGTCAGACTTATGCTGAGCTGGAATTAACTATTGATGATTTTACAGAAACAAGAACAATAGCGAATTCGGTTGAAGAAGATGAAAAGGACAAAACGAGTGTTTATTCAATCGACACTTCGGAATATGTCGAAGGAACAAAGATACTATGGAGAGTGCGAACTGCTGGAATAACAAAAGTATATGGAGATTGGTCAATTCAAAGATCAATTGATATATATGCTCCTCCTACTTTGGAGATGAAGGTCCTTGATATAAATAATTCGCTTATTGATACATTGACTTCATTCCCTTTCTATATTTCTGCTTTAGCCGGTCCAAACACTCAGCAACCTATTGGCTACCACGTCAGCATAACGTCTGATGAAATGTATGAAACTGTAGACAATATTGGCAATCAAAAATTTGTCAGCAGTGGAGAATCTGTATACTCGAAATATTTCGATACAAACGACGCCCTATTACTTGAAATGACACCAAGTAGTCTAAGTTTGGAGAACAACATTAATTATACCGTTACATGTACAGTTTCTATGAACTCTGGCTTAACAGCGGAAGCATCGTATCCGTTTTCGGTTTCATGGACTGAAGTAACATATGAACCAAATGCGGAAATTGGGATTGACGAAACGACTTATTCGGCTTCCATAAGACCTTATTGCGATAACGGATATGGAGTTTTGGTCGATGGAATAACTCTATCTGTATACAGACGAGAGTTTGATGGGGCTTTCACTGAATTGGCCACCAACCTTGATAACGTAAAGAATACCTATATTACTGACCCTCACCCTGCTCTTGATTATGCACGATACAGAATAGTGGCTATGGCGAATGATACAGGTGTAATTAGTTATTACGACGTACCTGGTTATCCAGTAGGTTGTAAGTCCATCATTGTTCAATGGGACGAAACGTGGTCTAGCTTTAATAGTATGAATGAGGACTCTTTAGAAGAACCTATTTGGTCAGGATCTATACTAAAGCTTCCTTACAATATTGATGTATCTGACAATTTTAAACCAGATTCAAGTCTTGTAAAATATATTGGTCGTTCTCATCCAGTTGGATACTATGGCACACAATTGGGATCTACATCCACTTGGAATACTGTAATAGATAAGAAAGACGAAGAAACTTTATACGGTTTACGTAGATTGGCGATTTGGACCGGGAATGTTTATGTACGAGAACCATCTGGAAGTGGATATTGGGCAAATATCACAGTTTCGTTCAACCAAAAGCATAAAGTAGTCACAATCCCTGTTACCTTAAGTATTACAAGAGTTTCTGGAGGTGCTTAAATGGTAAACTGGCTAGAATCGATGCAGCAGACATTCGAGTATTATATCGTTGATCCTGGAACGTGGAAAGATGTTAAAATACTAGATACTGTTAAATCGAGCATAATCAATAGAGATTCTGATTCAGAAACACTTGGTTCTGCGACAATTGATATCACAGAATCCGTAGGAGAAGCTTATATTCGAGTTTATCTTATAACAATTCAAAATGGAGTAAAAGATAGGTATCCTTTGGGTACATATTTGGTGCAAACACCGTCATCCAGTTTTGACGGTAAAATCCGAAATGTTTCAATGGATGCCTATACTCCGTTACTTGAGCTGAAAGAAGGATCTCCGCCATTAGGATATTCTATCGCAAAAAACGAGAACATAATGGATATTTCATATAGATTGGTTGGAGATAATTCTAGAGCTCCAGTTGTTCGTACTAGCTCGGCATCGACCTTATTTTATAATTTCGTAGCTGATGTCGAAGATACTTGGTTGTCTTATTTGAAAGATTTGATCGCAAATGCTAAATATGAATTCTCGCTTGATGAACTAGGCCGTATTCTGTTCTCCCCAAAGCAGGACACGGCTTCTTTACAGCCAGTGTGGACTTATAACGACGATAATAGTTCAATCTTGTATCCTGATTTTAGTATGGACCACGATCTATATGGTATTCCAAATGTTGTAGAGGTAATTTACTCTAATGGTTCTTCACATTATTACGCGAAAGTAATAAATGAAGATCCGAACAGTCCAACTTCAACTGTAAATAGAGGAAGAGAAATTGTTCATAGAGTAACTAATCCGGACTTAATCGGAGATCCTACGAAAAATCAGATAGATGAGTATGCGAATCAGCTTTTAAGAGAGTTATCATCTCTTGAATACACAGTGACTTATACGCATGGCTATTGTCCTGTACGTATTGGTGATTGTGTTAGGCTGAACTATTCGCGAGCTGGAATAAGTAACGTTAAGGCAAAAGTTATTAGTCAGTCGATTAAGTGTGTACCAGGATGCCCAGTAACTGAAAAAGCAGTATTTACAAATAGATTATGGAGGTGAGGAGTCATGGCACTATCCAGCGAGTTGATTTCGCAATTTGCAAAGATTACAAACGATAAAGGTGAAAAGAAGTCGGAAACGATTGTCTATGGAACTATCGTAGAGCATGGCGGTATTAACTATGTAAAAATTGATGGGTCAGAACTCCTAACTCCGATTTCTACAACAGCTAACACGAAGCCCGGAGAACGAGTAACGGTTATGATAAAGAATCATACTGCTACTGTAACCGGAAACATATCATCTCCGTCGGCAAGAATAGCTGACGTCAATGATATTAAAGATGCCGCTGATAAAATAACTGAGTTTGAAATTGTATTAGCCAATAAGGTAGATACAGAAGAACTGAATGTCCAAATAGGCAGAATCGATGATTTAGTATCTGACAATGTAAGGATTAAGGATAGTTTAACAGCAAACGAAGCTGATATTGATAACCTGCAAGCAAATGTATTAGATGTTACTGATCGATTAACTGCTGCTGAAGCAGAAATTGATGATTTAAAGGTTAATAGCTTGGATGCCGAAACGATTAATTCTACTTTTGCTAAAATTTCAAATCTAGAAGCTACTAATGCTGATGTTCATAATTTAGAGGCTACATATGGCGAATTTGCGAGTTTAACCACTAATAAATTTACGTCTATCGATGCAACAATTAAAGATTTAGAAGCTGATAAATTATCGGCAGAGGATATTGAAGGACGATATGCGAATATAGATTTCTCTAATATTGGAGAAGCTGCGATTGAGCATTTCTATTCTACTTCTGGATTAATAAAAGATGTAATTGTAGGCGATGGAACCATAACTGGAAAACTAGTAGGAGTAACTATTAGTGGCGATTTAATAGAGGGAAACACCGTTGTAGCCGAAAAACTCGTAATCAAAGGCGAAGATGGACTTTATTATAAGATTAATACCGATGGAATGACAACCGAAGCGGAGCAGACCGATTATAACAGTTTAAATGGAAGTATCATTAAAGCTAAGTCAATTACTGCTTCTAAGATTAGTGTCGATGATCTTGTAGCTTTTGACGCAACCATTGGCGGTTTTAATATTTCGGATAGTTCTATATATTCTGGGGTAAAAAAATCGGTTGATAATACCACTAGGGGTATATATTTAGATAAAGATGGTCAAGTTTCCTTTGGGGATGCTAACAACTTTATAAAATATTATAAAGATTCAAATGGAAATTATAAACTTGAAATCTCAGCTCAAAGTCTTTCATTAGGAAGCAGTAGCAAAACAGTAGAAACTGCAATTAGCGATATACAGGAAGAAGTTACAAATCTTAAAGATGAAGCTTCTAACGCTCAAGATTCGGCAGATGCCGCACAAGATAAAGCTGAGTCAACTGATGAGCGAGTTAGTGTTGCTGAAACATTAATACAACAGCTATCGGACTCAATTTCTATGATTGTTACTGATGAAAACGGTTCTTCTCTTATGACTCAAACGGAAAGTGGATGGACTTTCAGTATGGCCGAAATAAATACGGCGCTTAATGATGTTTCTAACAGTCTAGATACATTGCAGCAGGGAGTTGGCGATACAAGTAATACAGTAAATGTCCTAGAACAAGCTGTTGCTGACCTGGGTGTACTTGCGGAATACATTAAAGTTACTACATACGAAGGAGAACCGTGCATTGAGCTAGGGGATTTAGAAAGTGACTTTAAACTGCTTATAACTAATACAAGAATAATGTTTCTAGAAGGTTCAGGAGTACCTGCTTATATTAACAATCAGTCTCTTTATATAAATAAAGCCGTTGTTAAAGAAGAAATGCAGCAAGGCGGTTTTGTATGGAAAGTTAGAAGTAACGGTAACATGGGACTAATGTGGAAAGGGGTGGTTGAATAATGGCAGCACCAAGTGGAACAACTTGGGGAAGAATCGCTGGTGGATATGGTAGAATCGGTATCTATTACAGCATGTCTAGTACAAGCACCACGACCACAGTAAAAGTAGAAGTTTGGTTTTGGAGTAAATATTCTGTTTCGGATTCATCCAATACATATTATTTTGACAATTTATCAACAGCAGGTACTGCAACTACCAGCAAAGGTTCGGTATCAATCAACACTACAGTAGCAAGCGGAGATGGATGGTCAACTTCCAACCAGCAGAGGCTTGGAAGCTATACTTACACCTATACTCGTGGCACATCTGCGGTCACGAGATATCTTCGTGCCAAATTAATAAACATTGACAGAGTTGGAGCTGCAATGACTGCGGCGGCTGCTTTTAGTGTACCAAAATTGGATTCATATACGATCAAGTACAATGCTAACGGAGGTTCTGGAACTCCTTCTAGTCAGACAAAATGGTATGGAAAAGATTTAACTTTATCTAGTACAAAGCCTACTAGAACGGGATACACTTTTCAGGGATGGGCCACATCAGCGAGTGGTAGTGTGGTTTATTCGGCTGGCGGAAGCTATACAGCTAATGCGTCCATTACGCTTTATGCAGTTTGGAAAGCCATTACATATTCTGTTAAGTATAATGCTAATGGCGGTTCTGGAGCTCCAACAAATCAAACAAAGACTTATGGAGTTGCATTGAAACTATCTACCACAAAACCGACAAGAGCTAATTATATTTTTAAAGGTTGGGGTACTTCAGCATCTGCGACAACCGTTTCTTACGCAGCAGGAGCAAGTTACACAAATAACTCAGCCATTACTCTTTACGCAATTTGGGAGCTTGGATACGTAAAGCCTAGAATTGTTAACTTATCGATTGTGCGAAGCAATTCAAGTGGTACTTCTAATGATGAAGGTAAGAATGCGTTAGTTTCGTTTGACTGGGAATGCGATCAAACTGTTTCGTCAATCGTAATCAAATGGAAATTACCATCTGAATCTACCTGGACAAGTTCTACTGTATCAACAACCGGTACTAGTGGAACAGTTAGTCATGTAGTTGGGTCTGACTCATTAAATACTGAATCATCTTATGATATCCACATTACAGTATCAGACGGAGGAGGTAGTTCCTATGTAACTGGTACTCTGACTAGTATGAAGTTTGTAATCGATTTCCTTGCTGGCGGAACTGGAATTGCATTTGGTAAAACTGCTGAGTTAGAAAATACAGCAGAATTTGAATTTGAAGCTAAATTTAATAGTCCTGTATACGGTAACGTAGCTGGTATGAATCGTTTGCCTGAAATTCCGGCTAACAGTGATTTCAACAATTATATGGAGACTGGATGTTGGGCAGTACACCGAAATGATACTGCGGCTACTATTGCTAATATTCCTGTTGCCAGAGCTGGACGATTGGAAGTGTGGTCAGCGACAGGCGAAGGAATTCGAAGCGAACAATGGAGTTATTTAAGACAGAGATTCATTCCATATAACATTGATAATGCCGTGTGGGAAAGGGATGTAACTCGTGGTTCTGATAATGTATGGACTTATTATGAATGGGTTAGAACTAGCCTAACAAAAGCGGCTTCTAAGTTTGTCTATGATGAACAAAAAGTATTGTGGGGCGAAGACCTCACAAGTGGAATGTATATGACTGCTGGTCATACAGCCAATTTGTCAGAACCAGTTAGTGAACAGCGTCACGGAATAGTGCTAGTCTTTTCCTATTACAACGGAACAGACGATACAAACTGGAACTGGCAATGCTTTTTCGTTCCAAAATATTTGGTAGGAGCGACTACTTCTGGTCATACGTTTATTTTGAATCGTGGAGGTTTTGTTTATATAGGAACAAAATACCTGTATATAAGCAACACTTCTATAACTGGACACGCAGATAATAATCTCACGGGTACAAAAAATGGAATAACATATGCAAACAATAAGTTTGTATTACGTTATGTTATTGGAGTTTAAAAGGAGGAATTAATATGGATTTAACAGCGTTATCAGAGCATTTTGTTTTAATCGTAATGGTTGCTTGCTTAGTGGCTGGTTATGTCATCAAGCATTCAACCTTTTTTAAATGGCTTCCTAATAATGATATTCCAATGGTACTTGCCGTATTAGGTGCTATTTCGAATGTTATTGTAAACGGGTTCTCATTTGAATCGATTGTCTACGGAGCATTGATGGGATTATCATCAACAGGATTCCATCAGGCTTTCAAAAATTTCGTTGAAAAGACAGATTCTGAATAAGGGTGATCGACGTGGATGAACTGCAATTTATGGGATATTTGGTTAGTGCTGTCATCACACTTGGCGCGTTCATCGCCGTCGTTATTAAATTTACACAACCAATAAACGACTTGCGTGTTGTGATTCAGAAACTGAACGATAACATTGACGCACTTCAAAATGACAATACACGTCAAAGTAAAAAGATCGAAAAACATGGGGAACAAATTGATGAATTGGATCATCGTGTTGGGAAAATTGAAACTAAAATAGAATTCTATCATCATAAAGATTAAATACAAAAATAAGGGGCCAATATAACAGCCCCTTTTCTTTTTTATCCAATATTCTTTTTTCCGACTATTTGTATGCCGTATCTCTTACGTTTGTCAGTTCCATGCATTCCTTCTTCTCCAAAATAAGCATCTATAGCATTCATAGCACAATAATGAGTCTTATATAGATTATTATCTCCTTTTATATTTACTTCCCATCCTTCAGGTGTTCCAAAGATGTAAATGTCTCTATATTTCATAGGTTCATATTCTTTTGGCTTATAAGTATCTTTCCATACGATTCTCATGATACGTCGTCCTTTCTACCGATAACTTTGATGCCTAGTTTATGTCTTTGAGGATTTGCTTTTCGAGTCTTTCCGCCTAAAGCTTTATCGATCGCATTATAGGCGCACTCTCTTGGAAAGTAGATATTGCTATCACCAGGTATATCGATGATCCATCCATCACCACGACATAAATAAATCTTCTTTTTATCGTAAGATAAACGGCTTTGATTCATTTACGGTAAATGAAGCGTCTAAGTTAAAAGAAGTTCTCGGATTAACTAATCTAGAAGCGTTGGACATATTTCTATCAAGGAGAATGTGACTGTGAAACAGTACAGACGCAATAATGCGATTATTCATATTCGTGGAGAAGTTGATAGAGAGAAGATAGAGGAAGCAACCGTTATATTTTTAAAAAAGATAGAGAAACAACGTAAGAAGGAGAAACGTGAGAATGTCGACAAACATACGACCAGAAATATCGTCAAAGAATAAATACTGGATAGATAAGCATCGGTACTATGAATTGAAACATTTCTGCCTCCAATACTCTTCCTGGAAGAAGGCATATTCTGCAATTAATGAACTAAGTGTATCTTTACCAATGATTGAGCGGATATATTCTTCAAGTAATATTCCAGTGGATCTAACTGCAAAATATGCAATTATGAAAGCCTGCTATGCAGAACGAATCAAAATGATTGAAAAAGCTGCTATGGAAGCAGACAAGGATTTATATGTTTATATTCTAAAAGGTGTTACAGAAGGACTCTCGTACACGTATCTTAAATCTAGATTAGAAATACCGTGTAGCAGAGACACCTACTATGATCGGTACAGACGATTTTTTTGGCTGCTTGATAATTTACGAAAATAATAATTGGAGGATTAATTAAAATGAACGATAAAAAAGTTATTTCAAATATTATGTGGGGAATAAGCGCAATGATCGGTTTCATTATAACCGAGCGTATTTACGATGCTGGTATGAAGGCTATTAACAAAGAAGACAAAGAGAAAATACTTGAGATAGAAGAAATCGAGTCCTAGCCAGGACTCTTTTTTTTTTTACGCGAAATTTACATTCTCATTAATGAAAGAAAAGGAGAAAATAACTATGTTAAAAATTAAAGAAAGTTTTGAGAAGGCATTCAGAAAGGAAGACAAAAAAGCTGAACAGGAATACTACAAATCTATTGCTTCTATTCGCAAATCATCAATGGAATATTATAAGAAAGTGAATGATATTTACGTTGAGGTATTTGAGGAAATGGAGCAGGAAGGTAAAGTAGTCGGTAAGCTCAAAGAGTATTCCGATCGAGTTGATCAAAAGTTAGCTAGTTTTACAAAGGAATATTTTGCAACTTTTATGGAAGAACAGGAGTCTAAATAAGACTCTTTTCTTTTTGCGCGTAATTAACATATTCCTTAATGAAAGAAAACGGAGGATATTTAAAATGTTATTTGAAATTATTGTTTTAGTAGTCATGCTGGCGACACTCGCATTAGCGATGGGAATCGTCATGTTACTGATCTGCAATGTAAAATGTTTCAGAAATTACATCAGAGAAGAAATTGACCGTATCGATCGAGAAGAGGAGTCTTACTAAGACTCTTTTCTTTTTCGCGTTAAACCCATTCCCTTTAACGAAAGGAGTGGTTAGCATGGACGTCATAACGGACTTTATTAAGAGAAACTCAAAGAAAATTATTATTTGGTTGATTGTATTAGGATTAACGTTATGCACTTTAGGGCTATACAAATCCGGAAAAAGGAGAAAGGGACTATAATGGTCTCTTTCTTTTATTTTTTAATCTAGTTTTAAATTTCCGTACTCAGGTGACAGGATTCGATGCTATTTTTGTAAAGTGGAAAATTCCCCGGGTTGGAAATTTAGAAAAAACATTTTAGAAAGGAGGGAGAACTATGTGGATAGTATGGCTGTTAGTCGGCTTTGTATTTGGTGTGTTTGCTGCAAACATTGTGATTCACGAGAAATCGACGGCAGGCGTTCTTAAAATCGATCGTTTCAATCCGGAGAAGGATCTATATCGTTTTGAGATTGATGACCTTGACTCAATCGCAGGTAAAAAGCATATCGTGTTGAAGATCGAAGATTACGCAGATCTTTCGCAGAAATAACATGTTCTTTAATGAAACGTAAATAAACGTTTGGAAAGGAGAAAAGAAAATGGACATCAAACGTGTATTGAGTGAGGAAATCCAAAATGAAGTCGAAGATTTAAGTAAGATGGAATTGGGGACCGATCAGTACAAAGCAACGGTTGACGGTATTACTAAACTTGCAGACAGAGTGATCGAACTTGAGAGAGTCTCTATTGAAAGCAAAGACAGAGTCGAAAATCGAGCGATCGAAAACGACTTGAAATTGAAACAAATAGAAGACGAACAAAAAGATCGACGAACTAAGAATCTGATAAGTGCAGTTAGTATTGGATTACCGGTTGTGGTTACTGTGTGGGGAACAATCGTCACATTAAACTTCGAGAAAGAAGGAAACGTCACTACAATCATGGGCAGAGGGTTTATTAACAAACTTCTTCCTAAAAGATGAATTTACGATCAAGAAAGAGAGGCTATGGAAACATGGTCTCTTCTTTTTTGTCCGCGAAATTTACAAATCATATTATGAAAGCATGTTAATGTTTCAGCATACAATTTTAAGGAGGAATTTATATGAAAATGTATGAAGTAATTAAGTGCAAACGAATGGCATTAGGTATGTCGCAAAACGAATTAGCACAACTTGCTGGTGTATCAACTAGCACGATTTCTAATTTCGAGACAGGAGAAGTGGTGAGCACGCCTATACTAAAGAGTATCAAATTTAGTTTAGACGAGTATATCAATAGACTGGACGATATTGAAAGACTGAGGGTAACACTAGTATCTCAAGCAATTGGTTTGCAATACCAGATACCACAAGAGCAGTTAAGAACTTTAGCTTACATTGAATTAACAAATGGCAATTTAAATTTAGCTATCATGAACAAGCTGACACATGAAAGGTTTATTTAACATAAACTTTTCTTTTTTATGAGGTTAACATGCGATATCATTACGAAAAACCTACTATATATTTATCAAAATACGGAGAAGTACATACATGCAATCATCAGGTTTATAACAAATGTACTTTATTCAAAATAGGCGATCTTGGACTGGCAGTTATTCAACAAAGATACGACCCAGCATCGAAATCAACAAAATGGACTGAAATAGATCCTTGGTTAACCGACAATATATATTTGCACCCAAAGTTCAAAGCATATTTTGACGAACGATCTGGTAAATGTACTGATGATTTGTATCCAACTGTAACAATAAGGCAAATAATGTGGGCTTTAAAGATGAAGCCATTAAAAAGAGAACGATGGGAAACCTGCTTCGATAGACGATGCGTATAACTGCGCGAAAATTACATCCTCCTTTATGAAAGAGACTATTGTCTAAGGAGGAAATTAAAATGTTAAATGAATTGATTATTTTCGCAGTAGTTTTCGCAATTGCCAATATGGTGACAGGCATTATTGCAGCATTGATTATGTGGAAATTAATGTTCAATATGATGTTCTCAGAACGCTTTGTGGAGACTTATGCAAGAAAATTCGTCAAGGTAATGAAAACAATTGAAGAAATCGTAGACGAAGAAGAGGATCTTTACTAAGGAGTCCTATCAAGGACTCTTTTCTTTTGTACGCGTTAAATCCATTTCCTTTAATGAAAGGAGTGGTTTAATATGATCACATTTGGTTTGCTAGTTTTTATAACGGTGTTGGTAATAGGAGTGGTATTATCGCTATTAAGCGTTGGAGGTACTATCTTCATAATCATAGCATCGGATATAATCGTAGCAATATTTATATTGTGGCTGATTTATCATTTCGTTAAAAAGAAAAAATAAGGGGCTCAAGTCGAGTCTCTTATTTTTATTTTACGCGAAAATCGCAGACTGTATTATGAGAGACAGTTAGCTCAGTGGTAGAGCATCAGGCAGCGATGTTTGAAGGTCGTGGGTTCGAATCCCGCATCGTCTCTCTTCAATTTTTACCAAAATATAAACCGAAAGGTGCTGGGCAAAATGACTAACTTATTAGGTCATTCAAGGAAGTTTGTTAAACGTAACGCGTCAACTATTCTTACTGTTATTGGAGGTGTTGGAGTAGTAGCAACTTCGGTTATGGCGGTAAAAGCAGCTCCTAAGGCATTTAGTCTTTTGGAAGAAGCAAAGAGCGAGAAAGGAGAAGATTTAACAAAACTAGAGACCATTAGAATTGCAGGACCGTCTTATATTCCAGCAATCGTGATGGGGGTATCTACAATCGCTTGTATTTTTGGAGCGAACGCATTGAACAAGAAACAACAAGCAGCATTGGTGAGCGCTTATGCTTTGGTTGATAATTCTTATAAAGAATACAAAGCCAAACTAAAAGAATTATACGGAGAGGAAGCTCATCAAAATATCGTAAATTCAATAATGATAGAGAAAGCAGAAGATGTGTATGTTCATTCAGAAACACTTTGCATGAGCTGCGATCTTTCATTAGAAGAAAACGATGGAGAACCAAAACTATTCTACGATGAATACGCAAACCGATATTTCGAAGCGACTATTGAGCAAGTAATTACGGCCGAATACCATTTGAACAGAAACTATATTCTAAGAGGATACTCAGTATTAAATGAATTATATGAGTTTCTAGGGCTTGAAACAACTGATTATGGTTCTGTATTAGGTTGGGCTCCTTTGGATGATGGTATGTACTGGATCGACTTCAATCATCGCAAGGTTGTACTGGACGATGGCTTAGAATGCTATATCCTAGAAATGCCATTCGCTCCAAGCTATGACTACGACGAATATTAAGTTCGCGAAAATCGCAGAGTGTATTATGAGAAGGAGGAGATGCTTTATGAAAATCAAATTTGACGCAGCGAAAGTGGTTGGAATTGCAGGAACAGTTTTAGGAGTAGCGGCAACGCTAATCTCGAACTATTCTGACAAGAAAGAACTAGACGCTAAAGTTGAAGAGAAAGTGGCTAAAGCATTAGCCGAGCAGATCAAAAACAAGGAGTCCTAAACAAGGGCTCTTTGCTTTTATTTTGGTTTAATTTTTGAAAGGAGAAACTGAAATGAAAAAACCAAATCTATCAAGCTTCATGCGAAACACTCAAAGGACATTATCAAAACATAGTCCAGAAATTTTAACCTTCTTTGGTATTACGGGAATGGTTACAACAACCGTGCTGGCAGTTAAAGCTACACCAAAAGCTATGCGGTTAATCGATGAAGAAAAGAATCGTAAGAACTATGAATTATCAAAAGAAGCAAGAGATAACGGCTTTAAAGAATGCGAGGAAATTGACCATCTTGGAGTAATGGACACAGTCAAAACTACTTGGAAATGCTATTTACCAGCAGCTATTACTGGTGTGGCATCTATTGCTTGTTTAATTGGAGCAAGTTCTGTAAACGCAAGACGTACAGCGGCGTTAGCGACTGCATATAAGTTATCTGAGAGCGCTTTGAAAGAGTACAAAGATGCAGTAGTTGAAACTATCGGTGAAAAGAAAGAAAAGGCAGTTCGCGACAAAGTAGCGGAGGAACGGATCAAGAAGAATCCAGTAGATACTTCTGATATCGTGATTACGAACAAAGGAACGACTCTGTGCTTTGATACTCTATCGGGACAATATTTCAGATCCGATATGGATGTGATCAAGAAAGCAGAAAATGATATCAACAAGGTCATGCTGAACGAAATGTATGTATCCTTGAATCGGTTATATACGGCATTAGGTTTACGGACTACGAGTCTTGGCGATAATCTTGGTTGGAATATTGACGACGGCTATCTTGAGATATATTTCAGTTCTCAATTAGCTGAAGATGGAACGCCGTGTCTTGTATTAGATTACAAAGTGGCTCCAAAATATGACTACGACAAACTCGTGTATTAAGAGTACGCGAAATTTACACATCATTTTATGAGATACATTAAAAGGAGGAAATTGAAATGGATGAAATTAATGTAAATCAGGAAACAGCAGCGGAAGTTATCGAGACTGTAGCGGATTCGAATGAAAACTTGCAGATGGCAGTTGGATTTGGATTGATTGCTCTTGCTGGCGTTGGAGTTTACAACATTGGTAAATTCGTAGTCAATAAGGGAATCAAACCAGTTCTTGCTAAGCGCAAAGCTTCAAAAGAACCTACGATTGAAAAATCTATCGATGCGGTTACTGAAAATTAATTCAGCATTATCGCAACCAAATGTATTTAAGAAGGGAGGATACCATCAACAAGGTATTTTCCCTTTAGTTTTTCTGAAAGGAGAAAATTGTTATGGAAGACTACAAACCGAACTCTTATAAGCATAAAGAGGAAGAACGAAAGAAAGACCTTGCTAGCAAAAAGGTCCAAAAGGTAGTTACTGGAAATGTAAAGGTCAAAAAGAAAAGTGAAGCTAAGAAGTTTGCCGAGGTATTCGTTTCTGAAGATGTTTCTAGAGTAAAAGATTATATTTTCATGGATGTATTAGTTCCTGCTGTGAAGAAGGCCATTTCGGATATTGTTAGAAATGGTATAGACATGATTCTATATGGCGAATCTGGCGTAAGCAAAAAAGAAAATGGTGCTGCTTCAAAAGTCTCATATAGAAGTTACTATGATAGCCCGTCAACTCGTACTTCGCGTAGAGAAACTCTGACTAGAAGTACGTATAACTATGACGACGTTATATTAGAGTCAAGAAGTGAAGCTGAAGCTGTGATCGAACAGATGGATGAGATTATTATGACTTATGGATTCGTCAAAGTAGCTGACTTCTATGATCTTACAGGAATTACAGGTAGTTTCACAGATAATAACTACGGTTGGACTGATATTCACACTGCTCAGGTTATTCGAGTGAGTGATGGATATAAAATCAAGTTGCCAAGAGCCTTGCCGATTGATTGAGGGAGATAGTTATGGCTGAGCAAAAACGAGAAATGGTGAACCATCCAGACCATTACCAATCCAAACTCGGAATTGAAGTTATCGACGCAATAGACGCGTTCACAGAGGGTTTGGAAGGTATTGAGGCATTCGATACTGGGAACATCATCAAATATATTTGTCGATGGAAACAGAAGAATGGTATCGAAGATCTTGAAAAGGTTAAATGGTACACACAGCATTTGATTGATCATTTGAAAGGAGAACAATAATGAAATTTTCAACATTTATTAAGACAGCTGCTGCGATCACTGCATTAGGCGTAGTGGGGGTGATTGCATATTCCAAATCGAAGGAAAAGAAAGTCGTGGCTTTAGACGATTCTGCAACTCCGGAAGAAGAACAGGTTAAGACAAACGTAAATACAAAAGTTATTGCGTATGCGTGTGTTGGTGCTGCTTCTATATTGATTTCTGTTCCAGTTGCTACTGAGATTATGTATCGTTCGACTCTCGGTTCACTAGCAAAGAAAGCCATTGATAGAGGAGTTATGTCGTTTGAAGATCTTACTATAATGGCGACAGAAGATTGCTTAAAATTGGAGTTTGAGTGATCATGCTGAACGCAATCACTAAGTCGATGCTGGAGCTTGAGGCTAGTGTTCTGGAAAACTACAAATATGCGAATGAAGGAACTAGTAGAACTCCAGGAAGCGATATTTTAACGCATACGAAATCGCTTATAACTCTTGCTGATAAAGATCCGGAAATGTTTAGAGTGAAATCTATCATATTCACCGGAACTATTATATCTGCCGTAGCGGTTGGCGTTATTGGTACGACTATATATTTCAAAGTGAAAGAGCGCACTGAGAACAATAAAGAAAAGGAGAATATTTAATCATGAAAATCGATGCAATGAACAAACTGACAAGATCCGTGAATAAATTTGGTTTCAAAGTAAGAAAACACAGCCCTGAAATTCTCGTTGGAGCAGGTGTAGTTGGTGTTGTAGCAAGTACAGTTATGGCTTGCAAGGCTACTACTAAATTAAGTGGAATTTTGGAAGAAACAAAGCAGCAGGTTGACCAAGTTCATACGGTATTAGAGGATAAGACTTTTGCTGAACAGCATAACTATACTCCAGAAGACGGTAAGAAAGATTTAACGATTATTTATGCTAAAACAGGTATTCAATTAGCTAAATTGTATGCTCCATCAGTATTATTAGGAGTGGTGTCCATTGCAAGCATCTTAACTTCTCATCGTATTCTTAGCAAACGTAATGTAGCACTCGCAGCTGCTTATGCGACTGTTGATAAAGGTTTCAAAGAATATAGAAGCCGTGTAGTTGAGCGTTTTGGTGAAGCAATTGACAAAGAGCTGAAGTATAATGTCAAGGCTCAAGAAGTTGAGAAGACTGTTATGAACGAAGATGGAACTGAACAGACTGTAAAAGAGACTAAGTTTGTAATTAATCCAAGCGAAATTTCTGAGTATGCTAGATTCTTTGGACCATATACAAAGGATGATAAAGGCAAAATTGTAAAGAACAATTACTGGTGCGAAGACAATGAACACAACCTTGTATTCTTGAAACAAACCGAACGTTACGCAAACGACCGTTTGAAATTAAAAGGCTTTCTGTTCCTGAATGAGGTCTATGAAATGCTTGGATTGCCAAAGTCAAAAGCTGGTCAGATCGTAGGCTGGGCTTATGATGAGAAGAACCCTATCGGCGATAACTATGTTGACTTTGGACTGTACAAAGATAACCTGTCATATTCCGATTTCGTTAATGGATATGACGAAGAAATCTTACTTGACTTCAATGTAGACGGGAACGTCTGGGACATGATGTGAATGTTCGGAGTAGATGGTATTGGATCGGGCAATCCATACAGGGATATGTACGATTACAGCTATCTAGCTTCATTATAAAAACATGAGAGGTGCATCACAATGAAACACAAATTAGAAGTCATATATTATACGCTTGCAGCAATGTCCAGCGTTTGTCTTGTCAGTGGCCTTCTGCTTTTGTCGGGAGGTGACTCAAAGCATGTGGAGGATCGAAGAGTTGATATCTGTGATTGATACAATACTTGATACACCTAGAAAAAGACGAATAATTGGTGGTGTATTGCTAAGCACCTCTTTATTTTTTGGAGGTTTGGCGTTTACCGTCATTTCGTTGAAAGGAGAGTAAGGATGAAAACAGCAATGATATATTTCGCATTATTTGCTGTCGGAGTTGGTGTTGGTGTCGGCGCTACTTGGCAGTATGCGAAATCTAGATACGAAAAAATTGCCCAGGAAGACTTCGCAGAAAGACGTAAAAATCTTGAAGAAACGAAGAAGAATATCGAAGATACCAAAAAGAATATGGAAGCCATCAAAGAAACACTTCAGGTAGTAAAAGAACAAAACGATAGTATTAGAAGCAAGTATGCGGATTATACCACCGATTATCAAAGCCATAACTACACGAAATATTCAGAAGCAGCAGAAGAAGATGAGGAGGATAAAACTGTGGATGAGCCATATGTAATACCTCCAGAAGAATTTGGAGAGCTCGATGATTATGAGACCGTTAGTCTGACTCATTATGCGGACGGAATGTTGGCAGACGATCAGGATGAACTAATCGAGGATGTTGCCGGAGCTGTCGGTTGGGATTACGAAGAGCATTTCGGAGAGTACGAAGATGATTCAGTATTCATCAGGAACGATCTTAGAAAATGTGACTACGAAATTCTTCGAAACGAACTACGGTATCACGGGGATGTTGTTGACTGGTAATGACCGAACAAGACCGATTAAACAACGAATATTTCGACTGGATTTATAATATCGTATGCAATGACCGATACTATAAGAATCTATCTTATCGGAAACTCTTAATGTTCCTTCATAGTATTGAGTTCACTTATACAGTGGAGATGGATGATAATAGAGCAGCAGATGGGATAGATTTTAGGTATCAGTTTGGCTACAAGAAAGGTTATCCAGATAACGTAATAAAAAGATATTTGGATAACCAGCCATGTAGTGTTTTGGAAATGATGGTGGCTTTAGCATTTAAACTTGAAGAGCATATTATGGACGATGCTGCTTTCGGAAATCGAACTGGGCAATGGTTTTGGAACATGATTGTCAGCCTTGGTTTAGGTAATATGTGTGATTCAAGATTTGATAAAAATTACGCCGAGGAAGTCGTAGCAAGATTCTTAAATAGGGAATACGAACGGAACGGCAAAGGCGGTTTATTCACAATTCATGATATTCGTCGCGATATGAGGACCGCTGAAATTTGGTATCAAGCAATGTGGTATCTAAACGATTTTTTGGATAATTAAGAAGGGATATTTGTATGTATGGTTGACTTCTTAAGGATTGCTACTAAGAAAACAAAAAATGGTATAGATGTCTATCCAAAATTCGTTATAAAAAATAGCAAAGACCTCATGATACGAGGAGGCGATTTCTATGCTATTTGGGTTGAAGAAAGAGGACTATGGTCAACAAATGAATTGGATGCCATAGACTTAATAGACCGTGAACTCGATGATTTCGCGGTTAAGAAACGTGCAACGACTGATGAAGACGTTAGAGTTCTTTATATGTGGGATTCAGAGTTTGGAATGATCGACTCTTGGCATAAATATTGTCAAAAGCAAATGAGAGACTCGTATGTAAACTTAGACGAGAAACTTATATTTTCAAACACTGAAATTAACAAGAAGGACTATGCCAGTAAAAGACTCAGTTACCCACTTGAAGCAGGAAGTATTTCGGCATATAACCAAATTATGTCAACTTTATATTCTGAAGAGGAAAGATCAAAGATTGAGTGGGCTATCGGAGCTATTGTAACTGGTGATTCTAAAGAGATTCAAAAGTTCATGGTTTTATATGGCGCTGCCGGTACAGGTAAGTCAACCGTATTGAATATTATTCAGCAACTATTCGAGGGCTATTATTCGGTGTTCGACGCAAAAGCGTTGGGATCGGCTAGTAGCTCTTTTGCTTTGGAAGCATTTAGAACCAACCCACTTGTAGCAATTCAACACGATGGAGATTTATCAAAAATAGAGGATAACACTCGTATAAATAGTGTGGTTTCTCATGAGGAAATGACAATCAATGAGAAATTCAAATCTACTTATACGAATCGTTTCAAATGTTTCTTATTTATGGGTACGAACAAACCAGTAAAAATCACAGACGCTAAGTCCGGTCTTATAAGACGATTGATCGACGTCACACCGACTGGTAACAAACTTAAGCCAGCAGAGTATAAGAGACTCACAAAGCAAGTAAGTTTCGAGCTTGGCGGGATCGCTTATCATTGTCGAGAAGTATATTTGTCTGACCCGGGTAAATACGACGATTATATTCCGACTAATATGCTTGGAGCGTCTAATGATTTCTACAACTTTGTTATGGACTCATATTTCACGTTTAAAAACGAGAAAGATATTACTTTGAAATCAGCGTGGGAAATGTATAAGACTTATTGCGATTATGCAAAGGTTCCATATCAATACCAGCAGCGGATATTCAAAGAAGAGCTTAAGAACTATTTCAGTGAGTATAAAGAACGTCATATTTTGGAGGATGGTACTAGGGTTCGCAATTACTATATTGGTTTCAAGTCGGATAAATTTAATCAGGGTGATTTCGAAGATACTCCAGAAGATAAGGATGAACCAAAGGCCAAGGTTTATTCAATCAAATTCGAAGAGACAGAATCTATATTTGAAATGGAGTGCGCTAATTGTCCTGCTCAATATGCGACAAGTAAAGAGACTCCAATGAACAAATGGGAAGAAGTTGTTACTACATTATCCGAACTTGATACAAGTAAATTGCACTATGTCAAAGTACCAGAGAATCATATCGTCATTGACTTTGATATTCCAGACGAGAATGGAAATAAGTGCTTTGAAAAGAACTTAGAAGCTGCTAGTAAGTGGCCAGAGACGTATGCGGAACTTAGTAAAAGCGGATCAGGTATTCATTTGCATTATTTCTATACGGGGGATATTTCAAAGCTTAGTAGAGTGTATGACGATCATATCGAGATAAAGATATTCACTGGAGGTAGCTCACTCCGAAGAAAATTAACAAAATGCAATAGACTGCCTATAGCTTCTCTTAGCTCAGGGTTGCCATTGAAAGGAGAAAAAAGGATGGTAAATTTTGATGCTATTAAAAGCGAAAAAGGACTCCGATCTCTTATTAAAAGAAATCTTAATAAAGAGATACATCCAGGTACAAAACCAAGTATCGACTTTATTTATAAGATTTTGGAGGACGCATATAATGGCGATTTAAAGTATGACGTTACTGATATGCGTAACTCGGTGTTAGCTTTCGCCGCAAATAGCACTCATCAAGCTGACTACTGTATCAAGCTTGTCAATAAAATGAGGTTCAAATCGGAAGAGAATTCTGAAGGAATAAAGAATGAAGAAGCTGAAATAGTATTTTTCGATATTGAAGTATTCCCGAATCTGTTTTTAGTTAACTGGAAATTCCAAGGTAAGGATAAGCCAGTAATCAGAATGATAAATCCAAAGCCCCATGAGATTGAAGAACTTTTGAAATTCAGATTGATTGGGTTCAACAACTTGAACTATGACAATCATATGTTATATGCGTGCTTGATGGGATATAACAATGAACAGCTTTATAAACTGTCTGGAAGACTCATTAATAGAGACAAACAGATTAGTAGAAAAGCTAAATTCGGGGAAGCATTCAATATATCTTATACAGACGTATTTGATTTTGCTGCTAATAAACAATCACTTAAAAAGTGGGAAATTGAACTTGGAATTCATCATCAGGAATTAGGTTTGCCTTGGGATGAACCAGTACCTGAAGATAAGTGGATTCAAGTAGCAGAGTATTGCGATAATGACGTAATTGCTACAGAAGCAGTATTCGAGCATCTTAAAGGTGACTGGACAGCTAGACAGATCTTGGCTGCTTTAGCAGGAATGCCTGTTAACACAACGACTAATGGTCTTACAACGAGAATTATATTTGGTAGCAATAGAAAACCACAGGATCAGTTCAACTATCGCAATATGGGAGAAATGAACCTTGACGATACGTTTGATATAGATGACGAATATACTCGTTTTAATAAGAAATGTCAACCTGTATTCCCTGGTTATGAATATAACGAGTTTACAGGTAAATCGTCTTATCGAGGAGAAGACCCAAGCGAGGGTGGATATGTTTATGCTGAACCAGGTATTTATGGAAATGTTGCATTGCTAGATGTCGCTTCTCTGCATCCATCCAGTGCAATTTTGGAAGAGGTCTTTGGATCTGAGTTCACTAAGCGGTTCCAAGAAATTCGTGATGCTCGTGTATTAATCAAGCACAAAGATTTTGATGCTGCTAGAAAAATGCTGAACGGAGCTTTAGCGCCATATTTGACTGATGAAAGTACGGCTAAAGACTTGGCACAGGCATTAAAAATAGCAATCAATTCGGTATACGGCCTTACATCAGCGACGTTTCCTAATCCGTTCAAAGATCCTCGTAATAAAGATAACATTGTTGCAAAACGCGGAGCTTTATTCATGATCAACTTAAAACATCAGGTTCAAGCGAAAGGATTTACCGTCGTTCATATTAAGACTGACTCGATTAAGATTGCTGACGCTACTCCTGAGATTATTGAATTTGTTATGGATTATGGCAAACGATATGGCTATACATTTGAGCATGAAGACACTTACGAACGTATTTGTCTTGTTAATGATGCCGTATATATTGCCAAATCAATCGACGGACACTGGACTGCAACAGGTACTCAGTTCCAGGTTCCTTATGTATTTAAGAAATTATTTAGTAAAGAACCTATCGAATTTGAGGATATGTGCGAGCTTAAGACAACCAAAGTCGGTCCGATATATTTGGACATGAATGAAAGACTGCCAGACGTTAGTGCTGAAGAGAAAGAACATGCGAAACTTTGGAAACAGCTTAACGATCCTGAAAGATTGCAAGAAAATATGACTCTTGAATGTGATCGTGTTGAAGAATTGAGCAAAATCATTGAAACGGGTCACAAGTATATTTTCGTGGGCCGAGTCGGTCAGTTCTGTCCTGTTAAACCTGGAGCAAATGGCGGAATACTATATTACAAGAAAGATAACAAATATTATTCCGTTAACGGTACAAAAGGATATCGCTGGAAGGAATCTGAATTTGTACGAGAATTAGGGAAAGAAGATGATATTGACCGTTCATATTATGATTCTTTAGTTAACGGGGCAGTTGAAACTATCTCTAAATTCGGAGACTTCGAATGGTTTGTATCAGACGATCCATATGTGTCGCCACCGTATATCGAACAAAATGGTTGGATGAGACCGTTATATTCTGACCCATTACCAGAACTTTAATTGAAAAGGAGAAAAATTATGGCTTATAGAAATATTGACAACATCGTTATTGAAAATGCAAGAATCTTATTCAGAAACTTTGCAGGTGAAGAGACAAAGTTCAATCGACTTGGTAATCGTAACTTCTGTGTAGTTATTGAGGACCCAGAACAAGCTCAAGCTTTAGCTGACGATGGATGGAATGTGAGAGTATTAGCTCCTCGCGATGAGGAAGAAGCTCCAGTTCATTATATTCAGGTAACAGTAAGTTTCAAGATTATCCCGCCGAATATTCACTTAATTACACGTAGAACAAAGACTCTTCTTGATGAGGAATCTATTGCTACACTTGACTACGCTGAAATTAAGAATGTCGATTTGATCATTCGTCCTTATCTGTGGTCAGTTGGAGATAAGACAGGCGTCAAAGCATATTTGAAAACGATGTATGTAACGATTGAGGAAGATGAATTCGCAGACAAATATGCCGAAGAAGAATTTCCTTGCTAATGATCGCGCGTAAAAAACATTCTATTTAATGAAAGGAGTGAATTGTCATGTTCGAATATTTTAAGAAAGGATTTGGTTTAGCAGTTGGCGCTCTGTTTGGTTATTCACTAACGGAGGCTATCTGCAGTCGAATTCTAAAAGCATTGAAACAACATGAAAGCTCAGAAGAAGAGGAAGACGCTTAAACAAGGCGTCTTTTCTTTTTGTCCAAAGTCACTCAGCCACGGAAAATAAACCATAAGGGACGTGCTGCATCATGGAAAAGAACACAATCAGATTGTACGGAAACAAAGCATTTGGAGTTGAGGTATCAAAGTATGGTTTGGATCATGGTTATTTGGATTATCTCACTTTATCCAAAATTATTGGAGATTGTATTCTGAATAACAATATTATATCTGAAACTATGTTTAGTGATTGGGAGGTTCTTTCCGGAGATTGCAATGAAGATATTTACCAGTTTTATATTATCTCAGATGCTGGAGCGCAATTGTTAAGCGAGTTGACTGATGAGATTGTATATTACAACAGCAATCTCGATTTATATTTGTGGGGAGTTACTCATTTTGGAACAAGTTGGGACTATGTATTGACAGACGTTAAGCTAACAACAGAAGGGAACGTTTAATCATGCAAAACTATCTTAGAACTTATGTCGATTACGTTTATGAGATTGTTAGACTAGACACTGTAGAGATGGATTCTATTTACAAGGATTATATTATCCAAATGGTAGGTGTGTATGGTTTAAACGCCTTATTAGAAGCAAGATTATTAGAGTCTTGTGGCGTTATCAACGGACGTCAGTTATATGTTTTGATCGACAAGTAAATAACGAGGGTCTGTCTTAAACGACGGGCCCTTTTTATTTAAATTTTTGGAAAGGAGGTGGTGAAGGATGAGAACTTTAAAGTTTATTGTCAACAAGCAACTCATCGAAAAAGATCCGAATTGTGATTTTGAAGGCTTAGTCCCAGGATCAGCTGGATATTTGCAGGCGGAATTTTCTTTCTCAGACGAATGGAAAGACTTTGTTAAAGCAGTCGGTTTCTATTCAGTGTTGGGAAAAGAATATCCTCCGCAAATATTAAAAGACGGACGAACTTGCGTTATTCCGGAAGAAGCCCTTAAAAAGAGATATTTTGGAGTGAAAGTCCACGGTCTCAAAGACGAAGAGCTTCTTGTGACAAATAAGGTGTTCATAAAATTATCTGGAAGGAGGTAAGCCGTGAGTAAGACAGAAGTGTTATTACAAAGTTTGACGGACAGAGATATAGCATTATATACCTCTACTCCTGAAACCGAGCCTCACATTGTAGTTGGTCCGGATAGGTTTATCACCGTTCCAGAGGAATTGAGACGAATCGCTGTTCAATATGATCATAATGTTGAAACAGTGACGTTTGATTGTCCTCGATACTGGGATGAGCATGACATGTCTCAGATGAAGATATATATCAACTATCTTCGTAAGGACCGAACACGAGGAATGTACTTAGCTGATAACGTTACAGTTGATGACGCTGATCCAAATATTATGCACTTTAATTGGACCATCACAAAGAATGTAACGTTGGTCGCCGGCGTAGTATCGTTTCTAATCTGTATTAAAAAAACCAATGAAGAAGGGTTTGAAGAGAACCATTGGAACTCTGAGCTCAATCAGCAAATGGTCGTATCGGAGGGTTTGGAAGTTGAGGAATCTATTCTAGAGAATTATCCAGATATTATCACTCAGCTCTTAACTCGAATGGATATCGTCGAACTCATAGCAAGTCCAGGTAAGATTGAAGAATACGTAAGTGAAAGTCTAAAAGACAATCAGGTATTCTTAGATGGATTGTCAAACGTCGTTACTCCTGAATTCTTACAAGAATTCTTCAAACAAAATCCAATTGCGATTCTAACTCTTGAATTGACTCTTGGAACAGCTTGGACTGAAGACACCGTTAACGGATATTTCACTCAGACAGTTCCTATTTCGGGTGTTACATCTACTCAAGTCCCTGTGCTTGATGTAAAACTGAGTGGCAACCTCGAAAATATGGAAAATCTTAGTTCTGAATGGTCCAAAATCGTGCATGCTGTAGCAAATGACGGATCAATTACATTTTACGCCAGTGAAGTGACAACAACGAATCTCACTGTAATTGTCAGAGTTGAGGATACGGTTTCAGGTGGAGGGGAAAATCCGCCAGTTTCAGGATATGCAGAGCCTATTGATTTAAACGATTTAGAAAAAATTTTAATCTAGTAAACACGGAGGAAAAATGAATGGTAAATAAGTTTTTGGATTTGACTGGTGTCGAATATTTATGGAGTAAAATTGTAGACAAATTTGTTGCTAAAGAAACTGGTAAAGGGTTGTCTACTAATGACTTTACAACTGAATTAAAAAATAAATTAAGCGGATTATCGAACTATACTCACCCGTCTTACACAACTAAGGCGAGCGGTTTATATAAAATCACAGTAGATGCTACAGGTCATATCTCAGATGCTACGGCAGTAACGAAGTCTGATATTACTGCTTTAGGTATCCCTGGTAGTGTGCCTACGAAAGTAAGCCAGCTTACCAATGATAGTAAATTCCAGACAGATGCTCAGGTAAGTGCTGCTATCGCAGATGCTGTAACTGGAGGAACTCTGGATTTAAGTGGATATTTAAAGACTACCGACATGGTGGCAATTACAACTTCAGAGATTGACGCAATTATTGCTGGTTAAAAGGTGGCGTCTAAATGGCTAAAAAATTTTTAGACCAAACTGGATTAAGTTATCTATGGGGCAAGTGCGTAGCAGCATTTGCCCCAAAAACTCATACGCATAACTACGCTGGTGCTGGATCGAGCGGAGGAATAGCATATCATTCGCATGATCTGTATATAAAAGACATTGGCAATATGACCGGTAAGACAGTGGCGCAATTAAGAACCGCGTTAGATGCGTGGCTGAATGGAAATCCGGGTTACATGGCGATGTGTAGGTTTGCAATTTCCGATAATTGGATTGCATTATGGGGTGCTAATGACACCACGACAACCCTTTCTACTGGCTCTCACTGGTATGCTACAAAAATCGGTGGATATACAAACGGTTCATATTGCCAGTTATTGATTTCTACCTATTATGACGGAATTGTTTACACCGTTGCAAAAACTAACGGTACTTGGCAACCACTGAGAAGACTCGCGAATGATACTCATAGCCATGCCTGGTCTGCTATTACAGACAAACCATCAGTATTTTACACTCATCCTACCTATGCAACCAAGGCAAGTGGATTGTATAAAATTACCGTAGATGCTACAGGTCATATTTCAGCTGCTACGGCAGTAACGAAGTCTGATATTACTGCTTTAGGTATTCCTGGACAGGACACCAATACGGTCTACACTCATCCTACTACCTCTGGCAATAAGCATATTCCTTCTGGGGGTGCATCTGGACAAATCTTAAGATGGTCTGCCGATGGTACGGCTGTGTGGGGATCGGACAATAACACGACTTATAGTGCGTTTAAAGCTGCTACATCGTCAGCTGCAGGTGGTACTGGCTTAGTCCCTGCTCCGGCTGCTGGGAAACAGACAAGCTTCTTAAGAGGCGATGGTACGTGGGTAGTGCCGACGAATACCACTTATGGTGTTGCTACAACTTCTGCCAATGGTCTGATGTCCACTGCAATGGTGACTAAGCTTAACGGGATTGCTACTGGGGCGAATAAAACTGTAGTCGACTCCGCATTATCCTCAACCAGCACGAACCCTGTGCAGAATAAGATTGTTAAAGCTGGGATTGATGCGGTGTCAACAGATGTGGAATCAGCATTGGACGATCTCTTAGGTGTTGGCACAGTTCAGGCTTTAGAGACATTATTAGGATAGGAGATATTCTATGGCAACAGTAAATGAATTATTAACTGAACTAAATGGTGTTAAGAACGATATTAAAAATGCTTTAATCGATAAAGGTGTAGACATGACTGGCGTACCATTTACGGAGTATGCGGAGAAGGTTGCAGATGCTGGTGAAAAGAGTTCTGTAATTGTACTGTCTACCAATGGTTCAGGAGGCTCTTCAAATTCGCATATTATAGTTGAAGAAGAGTGTAACTGTGCACTAAACCAAATAGTTTGGGCAGAGTATATATGCAAGAATTCTGATGACGCACGTTCTTTCGGACATTGTTTAAAAGTTGATGTGTCAACAGATAATGGAGCAACTTATACTACAGTTTGTGACCAAAGTATTTCAGCTGATGCAGGTGTTTCGAAGACATATTCATTCAATCCAGAAGGTGTTGTATATAACAAGGTGAAAATTGAGTTCTGGAATGCAACAGGTGCTTATAATTGCGGTGGTTGCGCAGTAGTGTATCAAGCTTAGCTATTAAGGAGGCCTCTTAGACATGGCGCAATGCATTATTAACGGCAGCGGTTCGAACTCTGACGAATTAGAAGATATTGAAAAAGCTCTAGATGATATTTTAGGAGTTGGAACAGTTCAAGCTTTAGAAGATTTATTGGGTGAGTGAAAGGAGAATTTATGTCAACAGTAAATGAACTGATCACCGAATTGACCGGTGTTAAAAACGATATTAAAAATGCTCTTGTCGCTAAAGGCGTAGATATGTCGGGTGTTCCTTTTACGGGATATGCTAGTAAGATCGAAGGCATCTCTACTGGGGGAGGGGAGTTAGAACGCATTGATTGCATAGTTTCTGGCGTAAACTCAACTAAAGGTGTGACAGTAACAATGCCTGCTGGTGGATATTATCTGTACTATTTGATGTATGGATATCAGCAATTTGATAACTCAAACGAAACTTGTAGATATGTTGATACCAAAGGTGTAGCACATGCGATCCATAGTATGCATGCTGATAGTTATGGCTACTCTCCAACGTTTTATGTAAATCTTTGTTTTGACTTAAGATTGTTCGAAACGGAGGAAACTATAAAATCTATGACTTCGTTCAAACTTACTTTCAATCCAGCTTCAAGAAACCCACATTTTGTTTCATTTAAAGCACAAGCATTAAGCAAATTCTAGAAAGGAGCGATGACGATTGAGCATTTCTGAAAAATTAAATTCTTTGAATCAAGTAAAAAGTGATATTAAGAATGCGGTAGAGGCTAAAGGTGTTGACTTGACTGATATTCCTTTTACTGAGTATGCAACTAAGATCGCAGAGATCACAACTGGAGATTTTCCTGGATATGAGTTAAAGACTGGAGAGTTGTGTAGTTTAGCGGCGAAAAGCGGAACGGCCAATGGAGGATTAACACAAACGCTGAGTATGCCTGTGGGGTGTATCCCGGTATGCGTAACATTAACTGGTAATTTTAAAGTAAATAGTGGTAAAGGCGAATCGCCGGGCTTTCATCTATGGGTAAAAGACAATAACAATAAAGTTTATTACAACGCACAACGTCCTGGTGGTTCTGGATATATTGAGAGCGGGGGAAGTACAATTGTATTAAATCCATTAGGTGCATATGACGGAGATTTGGTGACTGCTGCCACTATTACTTCCATTAAAATTGAAGCCGCGAATGGATCTTGGAGCTTAATTTCTGATTATGCAGTTCCGAAGATGGCTGTAACAATGTGGTTAGAAGCTAAAGCGTAATAGAAAGGAGCATTATGTCGCTATCAAATTATGTTGAACAGAGCGTGATGTATTATAACAACGCTACTGTTAAGGTTACAAAGGTTAAAAAAGCAGGACTTGTCATTATGGGTTCGGTTGACGGTAATCAATACGGACTTCCATATGATAAGACAATCGCTGCTGGGTTCTCGGATAAAAAGCTTAAAAGTCTTGGTTATACTGAGATGTTTGGGTGTAATGGCTCGACATTCTACACTTGGGATGGAGCGTGTTTTGCCGAAGGTCTGGAGATTGCCTTCGGAGCGAATAATCAGGATTTCTCATTGAGCTGTGTTACGAAGTTTAACGAGACGATGGCCGTAGGGTTTACATATGATGGAAGATTAGTATTCGATAAGCAACGGAATCTCATGGCTACTTCTGGAGACTATTATGGAGCAGTAACGTTTGCTTTCGGCATCATGAAAGATTGGTCAAGAGCCGAGTGGGGTCGTGAGTTGTCTTCTAGTGATCGTAACTCAATCTATGAAAATATCTCAGGACGAACTATCTTGGGGCAGAACGACGAGTATATCTTCCAGCTGTCTATTGCTGGCGTAACTGGTAAGTCTGGACTGAGAGGTAGTCAGTTATATTCTTTATGCGAAAAACTTGGTATGAAGGATGCTGGCTGCTTCGATGGGGGCGGTTCTGTATGGGCTAGAGTGTTAGGAAGATATGTTAATAGCACTTCCAGACTTGTTAAAAATGCCGTTATGATCTGGGCTAAGGAAGAGGAACATGTAACACCTACGCCAGAACCTAAACCAAAGCCGACTGATGGTATTTATATTACTTGTACGAGGGTAACTACTTCGAAGGGGTATCCTACAAGACGAGTATTAGACGATGCTGCTGGGTTCACTGACAAGTATATTCAGGTAGGCGAGACATTGAAGATCAAAGATATTAACTCGATGCCTGGTAAACTTGATGGATTCTGTCAGATTGATGGCGGGGATAAAGACAATCTGTGGTTTGCTTTTGATCCAGATTATTTTGAGTAAGAAGCTTTAGGATTTATAGGATATTTCAAGAGGCTGTCTTAATTGATGGCCTCTTATTCATTGAAAGGAGAAAAAATGGAAAACTCAGTAGCAGACACTTTATTGATCGGGGTTGATTTCTCTAATGGTAAAGACGTTGGCGTATTAATTGTTGGTAGGAAAAAACCGAATGAGACAGTTGATATCATTAACTATTTTCAAGGAGATGAAGCACTAGAATTATATCAGAGACTTATTACTAAGAAAGGAGAAAAATGATGGAAGAAGTAAAAGTAAAATGTGATAATTGCAGTCACAAAGAAGTATGCCGCTTTAAAGAGCAATATAAAGCAGTCCAAAATGCGCTTGATAATAGCAAACCTCTTGATATTACAAATGAAGATTGGTTATATTCATTAGAACCAAGATGTAAGCATTATCGTCCAATGTCGACCATATTGCATCATTTCCCTGGTGTAGCTGTGTGAGATGATTAAATGCCCCTAAAACTTTATGACTACCAGATTGATGCCATAAAAAATTTAAAGACCGGGTCAATTCTCTGCGGAGGTGTTGGATCAGGTAAGTCGTTAACGGCGCTTGGATATTACTACTTACAAAATGGCGGTAATATTTCATTTCTTCAGGGTGGAAAGCACATTAAAATGCAAAATCCGAAAGACTTGTATATTATTACCACTGCTCGAAAAAGGGATGAGATGGAATGGGAAGGCGAGTTGACTCATTATCTTCTATCCACTTATCCCGAACTTAACTTATATTCAAATAAAATAATTGTTGATTCATGGAATAACATTAAAAAGTATTCTAGCATTAAGAATGCTTTTTTTATTTTTGATGAGCAGAGAGTTATTGGATCTGGAACTTGGGTCAAATCATTCCTGAAAATCGCTAAGTTTAATGAATGGATATTGTTAAGTGCTACGCCTGGGGATTGTTGGAGCGATTATATTCCGGTATTTATTGCTAATGGCTTTTACCGGAACCGGACTGAGTTCAATAGGGAGCATATTGTATATAGTAGATTCACCAAGTTTCCAAAGGTCGAACGATATCTTAACACGGGACGATTGATAAGACTTCGTAGTCGGGTATTGGTGGACATGGATTTCCAAAGACAGACGATTGCGCATCATGAAGACGTCTATGTTCACTATGATATCGCTGCATATAAAAACCTCATTAAAACTCGTTGGAACCCTTGGACGAATACACCAATGAGGAACGCTGCTGAACTGTGTTATTCGTTAAGAAAAGTTGTTAATAGCGATGAGTCGAGACAGGTCGCTTTTCTTGAATTGATAGAGAAGCATCCTAAAGCAATTATTTTCTACAACTTCGATTATGAGCGTGATATTTTGCTGAATCTCTATTACGGTGATGATGTTGAGGTTGCTGAATGGAATGGTCACAAACATCAGCCAGTCCCTGATAGCGATAAGTGGGTTTATTTGGTCCAATATACGGCAGGGTGCGAGGCCTGGAACTGCATAAAGACCGATACAATTATATTCTACTCACAGCAATATTCTTACAAGGTTTTAGAGCAAGCATGTGGACGCATCGATAGACTTAATACACCTTTTAAGGATTTATATTATTTCCATCTTAAAACTCGGTCTGGGATTGACTTAGCTATCAGTAAGGCCATTGCTAAGAAGAAGAATTTCAACGAGGGGAGATTTATCAAATGGTGAAATATGCTCGCGAAATTTACACATTGTATTGTGAGAAGGAGGAGATAATGATGAAAAATATTATTAAGTATGGAATTGTTGGAGTGGCTGGTTATTTAGTCGGCTTCTACGAAATGAAGTACAAGGTGATGAAAGCTTTATTGAAATCCAAATTAGAAGATGAGGAGTCTAAGTAGATCTTAGGCTCTTTTCTTTTTTCTTCTCGTTTGTTTTTTAGAAAGGAGGGATTGGCATAGAGGCTAATGAGTATCAGCAGGCGGCGCTTCGAACGGCTGGAGTTCCTGATATTTTGAATGGAGTATTGGGATTAACTGGAGAGTCTGGAGAATGCGCTGATCTAGTGAAAAAGCATCTGTTCCAAGGACATGATCTGGATAAGGAGCATTTGGCTAAAGAACTTGGCGATGTGGCTTGGTATTTAGCGGTTAGTGCTTCTGCGATTGGTTACGACTTGGAAACTATTTTTGCTATGAATGTCGATAAGCTCAAGCGTCGGTATCCTGACGGGTTTGATGAGTACCTGTCATTGCATCGATGTGAGGGAGACATTTAGAGTTAATCGTTTCATTTTCGTTGAAGGAGAAAGAATGATGAAAAGATTATTTGCTGCTTTATTACTTACTACAGCCCTGTTGACGGTAGCAGGATGCGACGCAAAGCCAATTTCTGAGGATACACAGAACACAATGGAGGTTGCTGATACTTTGTCTGCCAATCAGCCTACACCTACAGATATTGATTATAGCCTTGAACGTTACAACTTGATCAGAAGAGCATATTGGGTTAATGGCCAAAGGGAAAAGGCCAATTCTCTGGTTTGTGAGGTGGATAAGCCTCTTGGTTATATTGTTCTGTTCACTGAGTCGGGCTCGACTGTTGGACGTTTTATTGTCGATGGGAAGGTTAGCAGTTTAAATAGCTTCTTAACTCCAGACAGTATGTATTACGAATGTGCGGGAGAATATTGCAGTGGTCCAGCTGATGAGAACGAATGGGTTGCTGACGTTGATGGAAGCTTTGGTGAGAATGATAGCGGTATTTTCTTCTTCACACCGGATGGCAAGTATGTTGAATGGACAGGCACTTACTTATATTCTGATATCCCATTTGAAATTGATGATCCAGTCGTAAAGGTTGGTGAGTAAAAATGCGTAAAACTCTACTAATCATAGCGACTATTCTTATGCTGTTTGTGCTTACTCTTGGTGGTGTTTTCTTTGGTTGGTTTGATATTTGGTTCGGTAACAAAGTCAATTATGTTGGACAAAAGATTGACGATGCTACAAGATACGAGACTATCAAAGAGGTAGAGGACACTTGCCGGACTATGATCGCTAGCTACGAAGCTGACAAACTTACTTGGGAGCAGTACAAGGATTCGGATAGCGAAGAGAAACAGTCCTGGGCCGAACAAGCTAAGATGAGAGCTAACAAGACTGCCAGTACATATAACAACTATATTCTGAAGAATAGCTTTGTATGGGAAGGTAATGTTCCTGACGATATTCGTTCAGAATTAGAAGTGTTGAAGTAAAGGAGAAAGATCATGGACGAGGGATATAAGGAAGTATATTTTCATCTGTATTGCCCTATTTGTAAGCATTATAAAAAGGATAATAACGAGGAACCTTGCGACGAATGCTTAGAAAATCCAATCAATTTACATACTCATAAGCCTGTTAAATGGGAAGGAAAAGAAAAAGGAAATGATTAAGGTTGAAAATTGGTGCGGACATGATATCCGTTTCGTCGAACAGAATGGCGAATGGTGGGCTATTTTAAAGGATATTTGTGATGCGTTGAATTTGAGAACGGATGGAGTAGCGCAAAGACTCGATCCAGATATGTTAACCAGGGTTCCTGTAGAAATGGATTTCGAATATGACCACAACCACAGTTCAAATGGGGTTAGAAAACCTAGAAGTTCAAGCGGAACTGTAAGAAAAGTCCATTGGATGCTGGCTGTTAACGAAATTGGAATCTACGAAGCTTTATTTGCTAGTAGAAGGCTCGAAGCTCGTAAGTTTAGACGTTGGTCTGCTTCGGTCATGCAGAAATTGAGAACCAGAGTTGGACTTGAGGGCTATGAAGTTATGCGTATGACAGAGCCTGAAATCCAGGAAGATATCGATCATATTTTGGATACTCTGTTCTATGACGAGGAAACTGACAAAATTATGCAGTCTATTACTGTAGCAGGTGGAGACGTTGAGCAGGTGCCGTTTGAATGAAGGAGAAAGAAAATGATTAAGTTAGCGAGATTTTGCCTTAAACACAACCTCGCATTCGAATTAGAGCGCGATGTATTTAAAGATGGAGTGTCTATTCGTGTTGAAACTCTTGACCATAGTCGCGGTTGTATGATGGATATTGACGCCGTTGAACTTATGAATATTACAAATGATGATTATGATCTTGAATCTTGGATTATAAATTGGGTGATGAGAAATTTG